ATTATGAACTGCTGCTTTGGAAATATATCAATCACGTGGGCCAGCACGAGGGCATCACGTTCATGCCGTTCCTCTATAACTACAAGAGCGAGGTCATCTTTACCGAACAAGAACTGGAAGCGCTGAAGCGACTCGACGTCTCAGAAGAACCGAAGGGAGGACCCATGAGCACCATCAAGGCAGAGCGAATACGCCACTACGCCGAGGAGCTGGACAAGCAGCAGTGCGTCCAGCCGAGCATGAAGATGGTCATCGTGGCCATGCTGCGCCACGTGGCCGACGCCATCGAGGGCAGGGACCCTCCGCCATGGAAGGAGGTCAAACCATCATGAAAATCAGAGAAGCCCACGGGCATATGTGCGGGGACGGCTCTATAAAGCCGGATGAATTGACATGATCGGGCTGTGGTTTGAGGAGCAGGCGGTGCGGTGGCTGGTCAAGCGTGGCTACTTGGTACTGAGGCAGGGAGCACCCAGGCTGGTCGTGGCCTATGGGACCGGCACGTTCAAGGAGTTCGAGGATGGAGGCAGGCTGTACAAAATCCTCATGCCGCCGGGCCACAAGTTGTGGGTCGTGTTCAACACCGTAATAACCAGGGAGATGACATGATCGTCTGCGTGTTCGACACAGAGACCACGGGGTTGATCGACAACCACGTCAAGCGGCTGGACCGCCAGCCAGAGGTCATCGAGTTCGCCTGCGTGTGGGCTGACTGGGACAGTCTCGACACCATCGAGGCCAGGTATGAGACCCTGGTCAGGCCGCAGTACTCCAGGCTGGCTGATAAGCCCGAGAAGGAGAAGCCCCACCACCTGACCGACGAGGACCTCGCTGGCTGTGCGACCTTCGACCAGGTGGCTGATAAAATCTACGCCCTGCTGACCGGCACCCAGGTGATTTGTGGCCACAACCTCTCATTCGATATGGAGATGATGGACATCGAGTATGAGCGGCTGCGGAGGAGGATCACGTGGCCGGCCGCCAGAATGTGCACCGTGGAGCAAACCATGCACATGACCGGCAACCGGACCAAGCTTGAGGACCTCCACCAGACGCTGCTCGGCTACAAGCACGAGAACGCCCACAGGGCCATGGACGACGTCATGGCCACGCTGCGGTGCCTGCGAGAGATACGAAGGAAGGGATGGCTGTGAAGAGAGCAAAGACCATGCTGAGCCCATTCAGAATAGCCAAGCTTGAGCTGAAGCCTGGAGACATGGTGGTACTCCAAACCGATCTGTTCTTGGATAGGGACCAGATCCAACAATTGAAGAACAACATGGATGAACAGCTGAGGTCGCTCAAGGCCAAGAGCATCATCTTGGTCGGCGGGCTAAAGATTGGTATCATGCGAAAGACGGGCAAGAGGACTAGGCTGTCATGACCCACATTAAATTCAAATCATCTCCAGCCAACCCAGGTCCGGTCACGATTGATGACGGCAAGCACAAGCCCATGGCCCTCCGCAGGTCGACCGATGGCCAACTGCTCCGCGGCGGAGACCTGGTCGCCGGTCGGGTCTATGAGGTGTACATCGAGACGGGCACGGTGCGGTGGCCTCCCAAGAACCGAAAAGAGAGGAGAAGGCGAGATGACATTTGAGATCAGACAACTCGACGATCCATTCGCAGAGCTTCCGGCGCTGGCCGAGCGTCTGGGCGTGGCGCCAACGACCGAGAGCAAAGGGGTCACCTTCGTAGTCAAAGATGGACGCCGCTACTCGCTGTTCGATCTGGCGAACGCCTTCTTGGATCGCATGGACAGGGCCGGCCAATGAGTAGCCCGCTCGACGCGGCGATCAGGATCGGAGAGGAGGCAGCCAGCCGGGCGATCGCCCTGGCCAACCGGGAGCGCCGGCTGAAGTGGTGGCTCTATCGGATCAAGTTTCTGCTGAAGACCGGGCGGGCGCAGAGCGCGATCAACACGGCGGACCTGGCCCTGGAGTTTATGAACAAAAGAGAGGAGACTGAGATGGCCCAGGGACCTCCCCACACGTGGGTCCACGCGCTGCACCAGGTGACCGGCCTGTTCGCAGTCAAGGGCCAGAGGATGACCGAGCAGGACAGGGCCGTAGTCAGGACCATCATGAGGGACGTACTGGCGGAGATGGAAGATGATTCGAACTGGGTACAGTTTCAGACTGGCCGTGGGCCACGTGCAAACGATAGCGAGCCGTTTGTCTGAGCTGGGCTGGCCGGCGGCCCCGATCGCAGACCGGTCCTCCACATTCGGGTTCGTACCCTGGACCAAGGCCTGCAAGGACGCAAACCTTAGACCAGTCTACGGCGTGGAGCTCGGGGTCAGCGCCAACTGGGGCGAGAAGCGGCCGAGGATCGACAACTGGGTGTTCCTCGCTAAGAGGTCTCTTAGCGACTTACACGCACTGGTCAAGACGGCCACGTCGGCCTCGAACTCCAAGCTCCCAGTGCTGTCCTACGACGAGGCGATGGCCGCAGAGGGCGTGTTCAAGATCGCCCAGGAGCACGTGGACCTGGACTACGCGGACTTCGATGTGGCCGACGTATTCATGGGGATCACGCCAGCGACGCCCTTAGCTACCATTAAGGCTGCTAGAGCACGTGGCGCCTGGTTCGTCGCCCACCCAAGAAACGTGTACCCACGCACCGAGGACATGGAGCTGTACCGGGTGATGCTGGGCCGGTACTTCGCCTCAACCCAGACCTACCCGCAGCACATTACCTCCGACGAGGAGCTGCGCTCCGCGTTGGTGTTAACCGGCGTGGATGTGTCCGAGGCCATAGAGCGCCGAACCACAATCTTAAAAGATTGCGTTGCAGTCCTCGAGACGGCCGAGCTCCTGAAGTACCACAGCCCCCAGACCCTCCGCGAGTTGTGTTGGCAGGGGGCGGCGACGCTGGGCGTGGACCTGCAGCACCCTGTCTACGTCGAGCGGCTAGACAGGGAGCTGTCGCTCATCGCCGAAAAGAAGTTCGAGGACTACTTCTTCATCATCGCGGACCTGGTCGCGTGGGCCAAGCCGCGCATGGTGGTGGGCCCAGCAAGGGGCAGTTCGTGCGGCTCATTGGTCTGCTACCTGCTGGGCATCACTGCCATCGATCCCATCCCGCACGGCCTGATCTTCGAGCGGTTCATCGACATTACCCGCGCGGACCTCCCGGACATCGACTTGGACTTCTCGGACGCCAACCGGGACCAGGTGATCGGCTACGCCGAGGCCAAGTATGGAGAGAGGGTGGCCAGGCTGGCCAGCGTCGCCATCTTCCAGCCGAAGTCCACACTGGCCAGGGTCGGCGCCGCGCTCAAGATACCCACGTGGCAGGTGAACAAGGTGGCCGAGACCGCGATCAAGCGCAAGATGGGCGACTCTCGCAAGAGCAGCACCATCGAGGACACGCTGGTCGAGACGGACGCAGGGAAGGAGATGCTGCGGGACTTTCCCGAGGCCATGATCGCCAGCAGGTTCGAGGGCCACCCGGACCACTCCGGCATCCACGCCGCCGGGCTCGTCGTGACAGACAAGCCGGTGACCACCTACGTCGCGGTGGACATGCGCAGCAAGACTGCGATGTGCAACAAGTACGACGCCGAGGCGCTGAACCTCCTGAAGATCGACGTACTCGGATTGACCCAGCTCTCGATCTTCGAGCGGATACTGGAGCTGATTGGGCAAGAGCCGAGGAGTGGCTGGCTGGAGAAGATACCGACCAACGACCCCGCGGCCTTCGAGGTCCTGAACAAGAACCGCTACTGCGGCATCTTCCAGTTCGATGCCAACGCCATGCGGGGCCTGGCCCGCCAGATTCAGTTCGACTCGCTCGACGATATCATCGCGGCCACGGCCCTGGTCAGACCTGGGCCACTGGCCTCGGGATCGACCCAGCAGTGGGTGGATAGACGATCGGGAAATTCGATCGTCACCTACCCGCACCCCATGCTCCAGGAGTACCTCGAGGAGACGCTCGGCGTGCCCGTCTACCAGGAGCAGGTCTTGAAGATAGGGCGCGAGCTCGGGGACCTCTCCTGGGCCGACGTCACGGCCCTGCGCAAGGCGATGAGCAAGAGCCTCGGCGCCGAGTACTTCTCCCAGTACGGGGACAAGTGGAAGGCCGTGGCAATCTCGAAGGGCTTGCCAGCAGACGTTGCCAACAAATTCTGGGATGACATGTGCCAGTTTGGGGCGTGGGCATTCAACAAGGCCCACTCGGTCAGCTACGCGTACGTCTCATACTGGTGCTGCTGGCTGAAGGCCCACTACCCGGTGGAGTTTGCCGCAGCCACGCTGGACGCAGAGGCCGCGCCCGAGCGACAGATCGCGCTTCTGCGAGAGCTCGCCGAGGAGGGGATCGGATACGTCCCGGTGGATCCCGAGCATAGCACAGACAAGTGGGAGGCGCGGGAGGACGGCAGGCTACTCGGACCCCTGACCAACATCAAGGGCATCGGACCGAAGAAGCTGGCCACCATCGTAGAGGCGAGGAGGCTGGGCTCGCCCCTGCCGACGGGGCTGACCAAGCTGCTCGACTGCCCCAAGACGGCGATCGACAGCCTCTATCCCATTCGGGACAGACTGAAGACACTCTATCCCAACGGACTAGAGGAGGTCAACATCCACTCCACGCCCACCCCGGTCTCATGCTGCCAGCCCGGCGTGGCTGGTCTGAGGGTGGTCTTGGTCACGCCGACCCGCCTCCTGCCCAAGGACGAGAACGAGCCGGTCAAGGTGGCCAAGCGCGGGGGCAAGCTGCTCGACGGGCCCACGGCCGCGCTGAACATGTTCGTCAGGGACGATGGGGACGAGATGTTCGCCAAGATCGGGCGGTGGAAGTTTCCTACGATCGGGCGCACGGTCCAGGAGGAGGGCAAGCTGAACAAGGTGATCTGGGCGCTGAAGGGCATGGTCCCGGAGACCTTCCGCATGCTGGACGTCCACATGGTTCGCAAGCTGGGGTATCTGGAATGATAGATGCAAACAAGCGGATACCACTGATCATTGCCGGTGTTGCCGTGGTGGCGTTTGTTGCGATCGTGTTGCTGGTTCTAGCCGGGATATTATGAATGATCAAGTTGCTGGTGGAATTTTTTGAGCAAGATGGTTGGGCCATCGACATTGACCGAGACCACATTGTTGCGATCCTACCCTCGGACTATGGGTCGGGGCCGGCCGTAGTAGACATAACGGCGTTGGCCGAGCACCTCCAGAAGTACAGGGTCTTGACTAACGAGGACGCAGCTGCGCTGAACGCCGAGGCCGACCGCTTGTTGAACAGGAGGAAACGATGAAGCGACTTCCAATCATTCGCCACATCAGGTGGCTCATTCTCACCTACAAGGTCAACCGCCACTACGACCAGTGGCTCGAGCTGGGCTACCTGCCCGTCCACGCCCAGCTCGACTACGACCACCTGGACAAGATATGGAGGGGCGAGGCATGATCCCATCATGGCTGAGGGGACGAGGCAACTGCTGCGAGACCTGCGTAAGCTGGAGCAAGGACAAGTACCTCGACTACTGCGGGACCTGCTGCAACCCAGTATCGATGGACAGCGGGGAGACCACGGACAGCCGCTACCGCTGTCCCAACTTCCAGAGGAGGCAAGATGACCTTGATATGGATGCCGGAAGGCCCAATGATCAAATACAGCAACAGTTTCATCGAGATCGAGGACCTCAATCCTGAGGTCAAGATGCGCTGGCGAATGAGTCGCACAGAGATGGCACGACTGGGCTGGCGATGTCTGCTGGCAGCGATCCGTGGACGGTGAGCTCAGGACCATCTTCCGCCAGTACCTGCCGATGGTGGCGTGGACCACCATCGAGACGGCCGCCGTGGAGCCTGGCGTGCCCGACTTCGAGGGTTGCTACGAGGGGATCGAGTTCTGGGTGGAGATGAAGAAAACCGGAGCGTGGTCAGTGGAGGTCAAGCCGAGCCAGGTGGCATGGCACAAGCTGCGGCAGTCCAAGCGCGGGCGGACCTTCTTCGCCGTGCGAAGGAAGAACCGCGGGGTGGACGAGCTCTACCTCATCCACGGCCAGCACGCCGCACTGCTCAGGGAGGAGGGACTGAGGCCATGCCCGCACATCCTGATGTGTGGGCGAGGTCCCTCGAAGTGGGTGTGGGCCGCAGTCTTAGACGCATTGATGAGGAGGCGAGAGTGACCTATCCCCTGCTGGCCATCTACGCGTTCTTCTGTTTGATGACAGGAATTGCGATCGGCTTCAACGAAGAAAAGATTTGGGTGCTCGTGGCCTTCCTCGTGTCCGGCCTCGTGGCCATCCAGGTCGGTTTCTTCGTGGCCCTCTTGCTGAGAGGCTGAAAGGGGGTGGTCCCCACGAACGCTATCCACACACGGCTGGCAGAGATAAAACCGAGGGGAGGTCCGTGAGGGCCTCCCCTTCAGACTTCTTGAAATCCTAAATTCCAGCGAAAACAGGCCCAAACCAGGGTCTTTACTTTCTTATTCTTTTACTCTATATATAGCCCTGAGGTTAGGTAGCTCGATAGCAAGTTTTACCTCTCCTCCATAGGGCTTCTCCCTGCGGCTTCGGCTCACTTTACGAGGGGGATAGAAAAGGGACTAGGCGCGGATGAGGAACCTCTCCCCTAGTCTTCAGGGACCAATAAAATGGCCAGCCCGGAGTACTCTAGAGCAAGCGCGGGGCGCGCCATAACGGCCCTGCGAAAAATCTGGAGCCATCCCGCACGAAGGCGACTTTGTGAAGGTAGTAAGGCGCGAGCCGGTTCCGAATGCCCCCGAGGCCGTAGTAGGAGCTACCCTAGCAATTTCCGCAGTGACCAGGGTTTCTGTGAAGGCGGCTCTTTTATGGGTGCGCGCATTTTTCCGAATTCATCGACCCTGCCCTCTGCGTCCATTAACGCAGAGGGTAGTACGATGCATTTCGCATCGCATAAGCAAGCAAAAAAGGAATATCCCCATGGCTACCGAACTTGATCTCGACCTGATCCTTGAGCTCCTCGCAGAGGGCGTCATCCTCGAGGGGATCGACGCAGAGGAGGAGGCTGACTAATGAAATACGTCAACCGACTGCTCGACGCCCTGCTCCTTCCGTTCATGCAGGGCACCCACCGGCGATGAGCACGACCACCTTCCTGCTCATCCTCGCCCTCGTCTTCCTCTTCCTCTTGTCATCACTGAAAGGTTCAACATGAAATACGCAAATGAAATGGGCTACTCGGACGTCGAGCCCCACGAGGTCGTTCGCCAGGTCTCCGATAAGTGCCTGGAGATACGAGCAATGAAGGCTGACCGAGACCCCTCGTGGAAGCCAGAGTTCATCCCCGGCGGGTTCGCCGGTCACTGCACCAACCAGAGCTCACAGCGCTGGGTGATCTCACCCAACGCGAGCCAGCCGACCGTTCGCATTCGACTGGGCAAGAATGGCAAGTGGAAGGACAGGAACGGCAATCGCTACGTCCTTTCCGACCATCCCATAAAGTTCTACGACTACAACTTCTAAGGAGACCACATGACTAGAATGCAAAAGATCGCCCACCACCGGGATATGGCCAAGCTCGCCCTGAAGAGGGCGAGACGGGCCATCTCCCAGTCAGAGATCGTAAGGCACCTGAACGCCCACACGAGGCACAAGCGGATCGCGCTCAACCTCGCCCTCTATGGCATCGAAGTCTGAGAATTTTCCGACGGTGCGCTGGCTAGTCCCAGCGCACAACGGAGCATTCCGCTCCCGGTCCAAGACCGCAAATCAGGAGAACTACAATGGCTGCCACTACCAAGAAGACGACCAAGACCTCGGCCCGCAAGACGAGCAAGAAGGCTCGCAAGACTGCCAAGACCACTAAAGCGGTCACGCGCAGCAGGGTCGTGGATGCCGCGCGTGACTCAAAGATCATCGCGGCGCTGAAGAAGGGCGTGACCACCTCCCAGTTCCGAGATGACCTGGGCGTCTACACTTCGGGCTCCATGCTGAGCAACCTGAAGCCGGTTGCCAAGCGCCACAACCTGAAGATCAAGCAGGAAGGCACCAAGGGCAAGTACGTCTACAAGTTCGTCGGCTCTGGCAAGTAAGTCGGGACCTCCTTTCACCTTCCTGCTCTGTGGGGACCACGCCCCACAGGGCAGAACTTTTTTGAAGGGAGACCCTATGGATTATTCCGACACTGCACTCCCCCAGCGGGAGTGCAGCACGGAGCAATCACGCTCCACTAAGCAAGCAAAAAGGACTACGACTATGTCAATCATCGCATTCATTCTGGCCATCATCTACGTCGTCTGGCTCAACCGGCTGATCAGCTTCGGGGTCAAGACGGCCATGCGGATCGCCACGGCCACCGAGGCCTCCGCTCGCAACACGGCCATCCTGGTCGAGATGGCCCAGGCGAGGGCCGGTCACCTGGGCTACGACGCAGTGGCAAGGGAGCTCGCCCAATGACCAATCAAGAGTACTGGGATTTCAATCTCACCCACAAGGGGCGGGCCAAGATGCTTACGCTGCTTGGCCGCGCCCTCGGCTTCCAATTCAAACAGTGGAGTGACCTGCCTGAGGACCTCAGGCAGCAACTCGAAATCCTATGGAGGAGACACATATCATGAAGATCACCTACGAGAACAAGGACCAACTCGACGTCCACGAGTACGAGACCCACAAGTGGTCCGCAGAGGCCTCCACGCTCGGCCTCAAACCGGGCGAGTGGCCCCGCACCATAGAGACCACGCTCGGCAATGGCATGGTGTTCATCGCCCAGCGCCGGGAGGTCCGAGACGGGGACCTCCTGTGGGTCGACTACTTCCAGGGCAACGGCTGCATCAGCCTTCGCATCTACAACGACTAAAGGAGGAGTGACCAATGATGAAGATAGGAGACGTGCTGGCAATGAAGAATGGATCCACGAGGGCAAAGTACTGGATGTCCCCGGTCCCGGTGTTTGATGACTTCGGGTCCAAGATCGAGGACGTCATGTACGACGGCAAGACGAGGATGGGACCGTGGGCCCTGATGACCCCGGCCTCATGGCTCGCCTACGGCGTGGGCCGGACCGGCACGGGCTGCGGCCAGAAGTACAAGAAGGTCCCCGGCGGGAAGTGGCTCAAGGTGGAGGGATAGGATGACTGAAGACCGAACTACCGAACTGGCCGTGCTCAACCTGGTTAGCGCCATGGACAAGCGGCAGCGACTCGAGCTTCTGCGGGAGGTCGTTGATAACATGGCCGAGCGCGGGGACGCGGAGGAGATGGCCGACTTCGTCCTGGCCCAGCTGGGCGGGGACGCGGTCCAGGTCTGCTCAGAATGGCTGGGCATCAAGACGACCGTCGAGGACTGGCTGAACAGGAGGACTAAGTGACCAAGAAGAAACTGAAGACCAGAGCCGAGATGGTTCACTTCCTCTACGGGCGAGGAATGAGCTGCGAGGAGCTGGTCGTGATGACCGACCTGGAGATCAAGGACGGCTATGAGTTCGCCCTTGAGATGGATAAGAAGGACAGGAGAGCCAAGTGACACCGAGAGAACTAGAGGAGATAGCCCGGGGTGCGGTCGAGCGCAACCTCGGGGACGTGGCCGCAGACTACGAGAGCGAGGAGGCGGCCGCCGACGCCATCTACGACGAGGCCTACACCCTGGCCTATGACGCACTGCACGACGCGGGGGTGGACGATCCCACCGCCCGCAGGATAGCCCAGAGCGTGGCCCAGTGCTACGCCCAACCGTAAGTCCATCGACCCTGCCCTCCCCTTGCCGGAGGGCAGTACGATGCACTTCGCATCGCATAAGCAAGAAAGGAACTATCACATGGCACCAAGAAAGAAGAAGGAGGTGGCGATTATCCCGCCTCAACAACCCGTAGAGACACTCGTCTCTTGGGACCAAGCGATCAAGCGAGGCAAGGAATGCCTCGTCAGGGCTAGCGACATCCAGTGGGAGCTGGGTGAGCTGGCCGACCGCATAGAGCCAAAGTACGGAGACGAGACCCTAAAGAAGTTTGCGGAGGAGCTAACGGTTAGTCCGCTTACATTGAGAAACTATCGAGCCGTTTTCCGCGCATTTCCACAAAAAAACCTACGTAGGTTTAATTCATTTGGGGTCTGTGCAGTCTTCGCATCTCAAGAGGATCGTCTCAAGCTCGTAGCCAAGAGGACATGGACTGTGACCGAGGCGAACAAATTTATCAAGGCCCGTAAAGAGAAGTTACTGGAGAAGGCAAACAACGAGCGAGGCCCAGACACAGTAGAGGAAGAAGATGAGCAAACAGAAAATCCAGAGGAGAGGTGGCAGAGGAGCTTGAGCAATTACACGGGAGACATCTTGGCCATGACCAGCCTCTGGAAGAAGCAGTTTGGAGACTGGAGGAAGTTCAAAGTGCCCTCCGACTTGATGAAGCTCGCATTACAGGCCGAGGAAATATGGTCTGAACTTGTACACGAACTTAGGGAGAAAACAGATGGCTAGACGAAAGTCCTACACGAGAATTTACTATGGTCCAGAGGGCCACGAGCGAGACCTGTGGTGGACCGTAGAGGTAAGGGACGCCACCAAGGCGGTCAAGATCAATGGAAAATTGATCCACGCCATAGAGGGCCAAGCGGGTACTACCGTTGGATGCTCTATGTCGAACACTGCAGTGGATTTGGACAACGTGGGAGAGTTTCCTCACTCGGTCTATCTGGCTGCCTTTACTCGCAGTCGAGCCTTCGTAGTCGACAAGATCAAGAATGGCGCTCCGAGTAGTGCGGTCAAATACAGACACAGCTACGGAGACATTATCGATCTGAACGACGGTAAGGCTCTCGAGCGTATAGCTAAGAAAGACCCATCAATCATAGAGCGAGAGTTTGTGTTGATGGTTCCGAAAAAGCGCACTCCAAAATCTCTCCTGCCTGGACCAGGATTGACCAAGACAGGCATCACCACCAAGGCATTCGTTCCTCGAGGCGCGCTCAGGCGAGCTCAGAAGGCTGGACTTATCAGCCAGGGAGTAAGGATTAGAAAATGAAGAATGAAGACGAGGGCAGGCTGTGGGAGGTCACGCTGATGGCCAGCGTGTTTGCCAACCGCCCCAGCCTTACCAAGCTGGTCCGGGTCCGCGCCTGGACCGGGGCTGGGGCTGAGCTCAAGGCGGTCGAGCTGAACCCAGACTGGAGACCAGTCGTCCGCCACACCAAGATCGTAGAGCAACCACTAAAGAGGAGGTAAAGAGTCGTGACTTTAATAGCGAAGTACCCAACGAAGCAGGCGGCCAAGGAGGCCGTCGGCCAGAAGCTGAAGTACCAAGAGACGAGCCTGTTCGGAGCTGAGTATCGAGATGACGGCCGGCTCACCGTTGCCAACCGCCCGCTCATAACGGGACTGGGCAGGGAGTGGTTCGGCATCATAACGATGAGAAACGGCAGGATAGTCAAGGTCGAGTAGTTCATCGACGGGACGGCCGGGAGCTGGGGTCATAGGACCGGCCGTCCAACGATGCACTCCCGCATCACCAAGCAAGCAAGACAGGAGACTAGAGTATGGCTAAGGCGACCACGAACAACGACAACGGCAAGTCCATATCGGTCAAGATGACATTGGCCAAGACGACCAAGGGCACGTACGTGTACAACTCCGTAGACAGCTCGGCTGCCATCAGGTCGGTGTACATCAACAAGGATGGGATGCCGGACGGGGCCTGGCAGACGATCCGCATGAACGTCGTGGAGGAGAAGTAGCGTGCACTGGAAGGTCAGACTAGACGACCAGAATGGCCGGTTCTGGCTGGAAGAGGACCGCAAGTGGTCCGACTCTACCGACCGCGCCCAGAGGTTCACCACGGAGAGGGAGGCCGACCTGGCCGCATCCAGGGCCAGGGCCTCGGCCGCAAAGTCCGAGGATTGGTTTCCCAAGATCAGGGTGGTGGTGTTCAAATGATCAACGAGGAGGGACAGCAGTGGCTCGCAGAGGCGGCCTATGAGCACTTTCGAGAAAGAGTTACCAGAGAGCAGATGGCCGACATGATCGACATGCTGCTCTCGGACAAGGAGTCATCACCGCTGCTGAAGAAAGTGGTCCTTCGCATGGCCATGATCTTCAGCTCCAAAGAGGGACACTCGTAACGAAGGGGACTGGGATTATGGACGACCGGACTGCGACGACGACTGTGACTAGAGAGCAACTAGCCGAGGCCATCGAGCTGGCCGAGGCGAGACTGAAGCAACTGCACAACTGGGCATTGACCAGGCAGATAGCCCGGCTGAGAGACCTCGAGGCCAGGCTCCTGGAGCTGGAGGCCTGGGAGGCAGAGCCCAGGCTGCTCAGGCCTGGGGAGTACTCGGGACTATAGGATTGTATCGGGCCTGCACTCCCTCCGGGGAGTGCAGTGCGATGCAATTCCGCATCAATAAGCAAGCAAAGAAAGAGACGACAATGAGAAAGGTTTTGATGACTACCGTCGCGGCAGCGTCCCTCCTCTGCGGAGGGGCCAGTGCTGAGACCCTCGTGGTCCAGGCCAACGACGGATACATGAACATCCGTACGGGTCCAGGGACGAACTACTCCCTGGTCGGGACGGTGCCCAACGGCAAGAGGATCAGCTGGTCGGGTCCGGCCACCTGCGTCAGGCGGCAGGATGGGATCGCCGGCGCTGACTGGTGCAAGGTCAACGTGTACAATGGCCAGCTGGCCCCGGTCGGGAGCTACTACAACCAGACGGGCTGGGTCTCTCGTGCAGGCCTCATGCCGGTCTACGAGGACGAGACGCCCGCCCATCCCCGGGCGAGCGCTGATCCTTTGGGCATAGACAACCAAGACGCGCTCGTCTGCGACCGTCCCCAGATCATGCTGGGCGACGACCGCGATCCCAACCCGGTCACGTGGATCGAGGTCTCGTATGTCCAGGCGGACCACGCCTGGCGCATCTTCCACCACTTCCAAAATGGTGGCGTAGTCTCCAGGTCGGAGCAGTACGCGATCGTCGATGAGACCAACCCGAGCAAGTTCCAGTGGAGTGGAAGCCTAAACCGCAATCGCTCCCTGTACATGGTCGGCGAGGTGAAGCGCGACGGGTACTACTACGAGTGGCTCTACGACCGCTCGCACGGCAACCGGCTGGATATGTCCACGCGGTCCAAGTGCCGCCTGGCCCATCCCGAGCTGGCCATACCCCACCCTGCATCGTGAGGTGAGAGATGATCAGCACCAGAGCAAACCAGTCGGCCCTGCTGAAGAGCAAGGTCGACCAGCTGGAGCACAGGCTGAGGGAGCTGGAGGCGTCGGCCGTAGAGATACGGTCGATGATCAGCCGGGTGGAGGCCAGTCCTCCGCTCTCGCCCTCCTCCTTCCTGGCTCCGCACCCGGCGCCCGAGCAGCGGTCGCCCAGTGTCCCGATCTTGAAGAAGAATGGGCAGGTGCTCAAGAAGGCCCTGCCCCCACCCCCACCCAGGGTCAAGGTAGTCAAGATCAAGAAGGGCCACCGCAAGACCAAGTTCACCACCGAGGTCATGGCCAAGATCGAGGCCTGGGTCGCAGAGGGACTGACCAGGCTCCAGATCGCAGATCGACTTGGGACCACCCTGGGCAGTCTCCAGGTCTCGTGCTCCAGAAAGGGCGTGAGCCTGTGGGCCAAGAACCGCGCCCGCAGGCGAGAGGTCGTGATCATCAAGCAAGAGGAGGCCGCGTGATGGCAAGAATAAAGCAATATGATGTCGACTATGTAGGCCACGGAAGCTGGGACTCGTTCGTCAAGCTGCGGGGCCGGATCATCACCGAAGCCCCTGTGGTCTGGGATGTGGACCGTGAGAGTGAGAGCCTACTGACTTGGCGCAAGACCAAGCGGGACGCCCTTCACCTGCTCAAGGAAGTGAAGACCTTCCCGGTGGCAGTGTGCTACAAGCCACCAGACTTCGAGAACATCAGAGAGAGCTCGAGCGACAACATCTATAGACTGCTGACCGTAACCGCAGTTGAAATATCTGACAAGTCACGAACGAGGTCGGACCTCTATCCCGACGCCCACGCGGTGACTTGCAAGATAGAAAGAGAGGGGCTGTGAGGTACAGGGTCGTCTTCGAGATCGAGAGCAAGATGTCCAAGAGGGATGTGAGCCAGGCGTTGCTCAACGGCTTCCTGAAGGACAGAGGGGACATGTTCGTCCCCTCGTCCTGCGGGGAGCTGATCTACCTGGCCGTCGAGCAGGTCGAGAACCAGATGCTCTTCGAGCACGCAACTCTGTTTGGGAGTAGGATCAGATGACAGGCTACGTGACGGCAATGGGCCACTGCTTCGGGTGCGGCAGGATATTCAGCTTCAACCCGGTGAGGGTCCCGTCGATAACGATCAACGGGACCAGGGAGCCGATCTGCGCTGGCTGCGTAGAGCGGGCCAACCCCCTGAGGGTCAAGAATGGACTGCCGCCGATCATCCCGGCGTCAGACGCGTACGAGGGCTGCGACGAGGGAGAGCTGGAGTGATCAAGATTTACGCGATGTTGTGTCTGCCATTGATACCGCTTCGCAACGGTAGATTTTTCGGCCTAGTCTGTGCCGAGAATTATGCACGCGGTGGCAGATCGATTCTGCTCGGCGTGTTCAAGAGGGGGTGGGTGGCGGCCGCCTTGCTGTTGGCAGCCTCCGACTTCCCAACCGTCCGCTTCTATGACCGGAGCGGGCGGAGCGTGGGTACGACCACCACCTATTCGGGTGGCCAGACCAAGGTGTACGATGAGCGCGGTCGCCTCGTGGGGACCGCAGCAAGGAGACCAAAGTGATTACCGAGGTAGAGATATTCAAGGGCAGGTGGCTCGGGCGTCTCCTGGAGGAGGGGCCGGAGCAGAGCCTGATCAAGATCACCAAGGGACCGGCCCACATGGTCGGGCTGGTCCAGTGCTTGATGAATGCAGACTGGGAGAGAGTAAGTGAAAGAAAAAGTCCTGGACGCTTGCGCGGACGGGAGTATGATGGAACGCGAGCTGGGACCAAAACCAAGGAGAGCCGCATGAGCGATGAGAGCGTACAATCGACAGAGCCAGAGGTGAAGGTGAACTACGTCGAGAAGTACAACGAGCTCGTCGCGGAGGCGGTAGAGATAGGACTGACTGCCAAGCCCATCTCTACTCGCTTCCGGGACACAGAGACTGGGATCAAACGCTGCGAGGCCCTGGTCAATGCGATCGCCGCCCACAGGGAGAAGATCGCGTCTGGAGAAGTAGCAGCACCCCCGCCGGAGGCGGAGACTGAACAGCAGTCACCGACCCCCGCGAAACCAGAGAGGAAGAAGAAGATGGCAAAGAGTTCGGCAAAGAAGAAGGAGAGGGTGGCCGCACCCAAGAAGGCCGCGAAGAAGGCGACCACGGCGGCCCCAAAGACCAACTCCCAGCTTAGCGGGGTCGAGGCGGAGTTCTGCGACAAGGGCGGCACGCTCCGTGGCAAGGCGGTGGTCTACCTCCACGGAAAGAAGAACAAGAAGGTCCCGCTCGCTGAGCTCTACCGCCACGTGTACGACGGGAAGCCCGGGGATGCGGCCAGCATGGTCAAGCTCAAGACCGTGATCATGGGCATCTCCATGCGGATCGAGGACGGCAAGCTGCCCTACAGAGTGGAGTACGACGGCAAGGGCGAGGACCTGACCGTCATGCTCGGAACCAAGAGCGGGAGGTGATCCACGCGAGATAGTACCCAAGGCCCCAGCGAGAGCTGGGGCCATCACTGTATCCAGAGAGGGAGATCCAGAATGAGAGCGAAGACCAGGGCGATGCCGTGGACGGCCACGGAGAGTATTGTGATCGAGCGGATCATAGACCGCGCCATATTCATGTTTCCAGACAGAGAGAGGCAGGATGTATTCATGGACATCACCGCGACCATCATGGGCGGGTGCAGGCTGAGGCTCGATGACTGGCTGGCCTCCGACGATGAAAACTTCACCCACGACCTCGTGGGGATCGAGCTCCACCTCAACCGCCAGACCTTCCGATTGGGTGACTGCTTCCTGCCGAGATTTGCGACGCCACGGGTGGAGGTCTTCAAATGAACTACGACCCATTCCAAAAGCTGTTTGCGCTCGGCATGAAGCGCAGCCTCCCCGAGCTCCTGACCTGCGAGGGACCTGCGTTCGACTGTGGGGCCAGCGGCAGGCACGTGGCGCCTGGGGCTACACCATTGGGGCCACCCCAATGGCGCATCCCGAGGGACACGATCCCCGCCGAGGACGGGAGCGTGGCCACGATCCACGCCTACCACTTCCTCGAGCACCTGACCGGCGACGAGGCAGTGTTCTTCCTGAGGGAGGTCGAGCGGGTGCTCATCCCCCACAGGGGCGTGATGAACTTCTCGATCCCATACTACAACACGGTGCTCGCGGCCCAGAGCCTCGAGCACAAGAGCGTGTGGTGCGAGGAGACGTTCGCCAAGTTGTTCTCCGAGGACACCTTTGAGTACTACGGGAGGTGGCGGCTGCGGGTCCACTTCTTGGTCATAGCCGGGATAGTCAGTCGCAACCTGGCCCTCCTGGGCCAGCTCGTAGCGGAGGAAGAAAAATGAAGGAGGATAAAAAGATGAAGTACTCCAACTCGGAGCAGAAGCTGCTCAACCTGATCCCGACAGACGGCACACCGATCTCGACGGAGGAGCTGGCGATCAAGCGATACGAGGGCGAGAAGGTCCCGTTCAACAGTCGGGGGATCGTGCTGGCCACGCTCTCCCAGCTCATGCGAAAGGTGGACCACAACAAGGAGAACTTTCGGATCAGAAAGGGCAGGCGGATGGGACCCATCCCCTCAGAGATTTGGGTGGAGAAGCGGAGGGCCAAGCGATGAGCTACATCCCAGCCCTGCCCTGCCACCCCCACCAGGAGACCGCAGAGGCCAAGATGAGAGGACGCAGGGCCTTTGCCCTGCTGATGGCCATGAGGACCGGCAAGACCAAGACCGCGATCGACGACTTCGGGGCAATGGAATTGGACAAGGAGGTCCACGACCTTCTTGTCCTCGCCCCTGCCGGGGTCTACCGCACCTGGAGGGATGAGTTCGAGAAGCACGCCAGCGAAGACCTGCGGGAGCGAACTCGCGTCCACGTATGGGAGACCAAGGGAGGCGTGACCCACGATAAGGCGCTGAGAAATTTTTAGCGGCCGACGACGACGACAGGAGACCTAGACTATTGCTCGCCAACATCGAGGCCACCAGTTCAGTGGAAAGAGTGCGGAGCGCGCTCGAGCAGTTCGTAGGCCAGAGGCGGGCCGAGGTCATCATTGATGAGAGCACCACCATCAAGGGACCGGACACCAACAGGACAAAATTCGCCATACGAAGGCTGAAGCCACTCTCCTCGTACAGGAGGATACTATGCGGACTTCCGACGCCACGCGACCCACTGGACCTCTACGGCCAGTTCAGCTTCCTCGACTACGACATCCTTGGCTACACCAGCTTCGTGCTCTTTCGCCGCCAGTACGCCATCGTGGTCATGACCCAGATGCCGGGGATCAGGTGGCTGGTCCCGATGGTCAGGGGGTTCAAGAACCTCCCCGAGCTGTATGCCAAGATCGAGCCCCACTCCTTCCGAATCCGGCTGGAGGACATCGTGGACCTGCCGGTCACCTGGCAGGTCCGCCACGTAGAGCTGACCGACCAGCAGAGGCGGGCCTACGAGAGCCTGAAGAAGAGTGCGTTCGCAGAACTAGAGGACGGTGGACTAATTACTGCGCAATTAGTCATCGTCCAGATGCTCCGACTCCACCAGCTGCTCATGGGCTACACGAGGGACAGCGAGGGTGTGCTGCGGGAGTTGCCGGAGAAGCGCACAGAGGCGCTCCTCCAACTCCTCGAGGAGTACGACGGCAAGGCGATCATATGGTGCAGCTACGACTACAGCGTGAGGAAAGTCTCGATGGCCTTGGCCGAAAGATACGGGCCCAAGGCCATCGCCCAGTTCTGGGGCGGGAACGCCAGCGTGAGAGAGGAGGAGGACCGGAGGTTCAAGGCAGACCCGGAGTGCAGGTTCATGGTGGCCACCGCCGGCAGCGGGGGCCGAGGCAGGAGGTGGGACGTGGCCAACCTCGTGGTCTACTACAGCAACACCAACAACCTCGAGCACCGAGACCAGAGCCAGGAGCGGGCCAAGGACATGACCAAGACCGAGCCCACGGCGTACGTCGACCTCGTGGTCCCCGGCTCCGTGGACGAGGTGTTGATCAAGGCGCTCCGCAAGAAGATGGATCTTGCGGCCGTGATCACCAACGACAACTACAGGGAGTGGTTGATCTAACTCAAACGACAGGAAAAATTCAATGCCGCACATTCTTATCGTCGAACTAGAGTCGGAAGATTTCTCAGACGAGCTGCTCGCATTTTATCAAATGGCCAGCAAGATTGAGGGGGCGAAGGTCAAGAGGATGGAGATCAAGACATACGATGATCCAAAATCTCCACCTCCTTCTTCATCTCCAGAGAGGTCTTACGGAAGAGTATCTCGCTACTTCAGAGAGGGTCACTCGGACAAAGGGATAAAGTCCTGGGACTTGATCAGAGAGCTACTCAAGGACAGACCCATGCCCAAGGAAGTCCTGAGACGAAAGTTCGACTCGTGGCCATTCCCGGGCAGAAAAGGTTTCAAGTTCTCAACCAACACGTTCTCAGCCGAATTCGGAAAAATGAAAAAGGCCGGGATAATCACCGAGAATGAGGATGGAATAGTTGGCTTAAATTGAAAGGGGAGGCTGATATATGAAGTGTCAAAGATGTGGATTTGAGAGAGAGCGACTACACATTTGGGCGGATAGCGTATACGTCAAGATGCCGTTCAGCATAAATCAAAACCGTTTCATCATAGAAGTAGAATGCGAGAAGAGGAGTATTGAGATTGAGATTGAGGTCCCTTTGGATAAGGTGACAATCACTCAAAAGGCATACATCAACATTGGACACATAGAGCCGTACTGTCCTGGCTGGGATGAACCGAAGGGACGACCCTTTATGGACGTTCTTCAAGAACTGCATAACAAGATACGCACACTCGAGGGAGGGAAGTGAATGAGAGAGGCTAAGATCACGATCAACGGAAGAGAGCTGAGCGAACCCCAGAGCCGGACGGTCAGGCTGGCGATCCTCGCCTTCCTCGGCGAGATGAGTGACCACCGAGTGGCCGAGGCCCTGGGCAACATGGCCCTGGAGTATCACCTGCGGCTCACCGAGGTAATGGGCATAGTCGATGAGACCCCGGTGGAGCCGGGCCCGACCGCCGGGACTGACGAGCAACTGCTGGCCAGGACGCTGGAGTTCATCGCCGAGTTGGCCAAAAAGGAGAAGTGATGGGCGGGAAGTGTGGGAGCTGCACGGCGTGCTGCCGGGTGTTTGCCATCCAGGAGTTCAAGAAGCCGGCCGGGAAGTGGTGCCGGCACTGCGCGATCGGAGATGGGTGTCGGATCTATGACCGGCGTCCATCCGTGTGCACTGAGTTCACCTGCGTCTGGCTGGAGAGTTTCGGTCACTTGACCGAAGGTCTCCCGCCCGAGGCCCGCCCGGACAAGTGCAAGGTGGTGTTCAGCGCAACCACCAAGGATGGACTTATCTCCGGGACGGTCATGCCCGGCTACCCCGACGCATGGAGGAGGGGAGCGGCCAAGTGGATGATAGACAGGATGGTTGGGGGAGGACTATCGGTGGTCGTGGGACTGCCGGCGTCGACGAGCAAGGTGATGATCGACAGGTACGGAGAGCGAGAGGTAGAGATGACTGAGCCCGACGAGCGAGGGATGCAATGGAGCATAAGTGAATGACCCACACCTACCTGAAGATGTTCGAGAAGCGATACGACATAGGCCAGTGGCTGATCAACCGGGAGGGCCACCACCAGTTCCAGAGGCTGTTCTCGGTGCCGTCGATCACCCAGGCGATGACCGCCGTAAATATGCTGAACGGGGGCACGCGCACGGCGGCGGCCGCGCTACATATCGTAGAGGAGGAGAGGAGGGAAGAGTGACCCACTGGAGGAGACCCATTACAGCGAGGAGGAGGAGGAGTGAAATGAACTTTATTGCGATCGACCCCAAGCGGGCCAGCGTTGAGATCGTCGGCGCCGATGACGTAACAGACGTCTACGGGCGGGTCGGCCTGGAGCGCAACCAGGTGGACCACGGAATGATCTACAGGTTCGAGAACGGAGAGAGCTTCAACATCGTGGTCTATGAGGCTGGCTTATTCAAGGGCGACCAGGGCCGCTACTTCAGTATCGGCACCCACCTCTACGAGGGCGGCGCCGTAATCTACGCAGCCGATGCGATGGGCGAGACCATCTCGATCAACCACAAGCCACCGGTCATGTTCTATCGGGACGTCAGGGAGGTCGAGTACGCCATCGAGACTGGAGAGGTGGTCAGACCGCAGCGATCCATCAACGGAGAAGTCACGTGGGTCTGGCCGGAGGTCAGGGACCACCGCATGAACGCGCGAGAGACCGAGCTCATGGTCGAGACGCTGAAGAAGGGTGGACTGTGAGGAGGGTGACCCCTTGGCACAACACGACTACAGAGAGGTGACCAGGTTCGCAATTGAGTTGGTCACGATCAAGTACCTGGGCGGAAACTTGGCCTCGGTCATGCGGGCCAAGTTTCCCGGAATATCCAACCGCATGATCCGCAAGGCACTGGGCGACGCAAGACTGCTGCTCGCCCTGAGGCAAATCATCACCAAGGAAGAAGAAGGAGACTGAGCGTGGCATTCAAGCTGAGCAAGCAGGAACTGGAGCTTCGAGACCAGCACGTCGAGAAGCTGGAGAGGGCGTGGTCGAACATCGAGCAGGCCATCTCCAGCTACAACCAAGTAACGAACGAGGAGCTTAGGGAGCCGGTTGAGAAGGCAGTGGCCGACTACAACGAGGTCCTGGGCGGGGCCAAGGAGTTCGCAGAGAAGATAGCCAACCGAATGGACGGGGAGTTCGACGAGAAGTCCGAGAAGTGGCGAGACAGCGAGAGGGGCCAGGCGGCCGCAGAGCTGAGGGACACGTGGCAGGAGATGGAGATGGAGAAGCTCGAGCTGGAGTGGCCCGACGACCTGGCCGTGAATGACCCCGACCACGCCCCTGAGCTCGCCGAGCTCCCGACGGAGGCTGAGTGATGTAAAGAGGGCTTCACCCGGCGCACCCCGGTCTCCTGTAGCGCTGGGTCGAGGAGTGGGGCGGGCGGATCGTGGACACTGCCCGTCCCACTTTTGTTCTTGAAAGGAGGGACGCATGACGGAGACCTGCCCGCACTGCGCTACCAGGCTCAGGCGGCACGTGGACCTCGTGACCAAGCACCACCATGCCAACGGAGACTACACGCTGTGCGTATGGTGCGGCCACTGGTGCGTGTTCGACGACCACTCACCCGGAGGGATGAGGCTGCCGTCCCTGAGGGAGCAGCGCTGGCTGGATGCCAACCCGAGGGCCGCCGCGATGGTCGGAGGGTGGAGACTGTGGAGGAGGAACAGACAGACCTAGCGCCAAAAAGAAGGGCGTGGGACTGAGGCCCCACGCCCAGTTTGTACCAAGGAGACTGTACCTTATAGGGAGGAGAGGGCTGTGACCAAAACCACATTGACGCCGGAGGAAAAGATTCGGGCCGCCGCCGCCAAGGTCATCTACGGCACGAGTGACGCGGAGATCGCATTGATCCTCGGGGTATCCAACCACGGTCGGGTCAATGAGGCCTTGAAGGAAATTTTGGCCCCGCTCAAACTGACTGAGCCGGGTTACAAGCAGAGGGACAATGGGGAGTAGCAATGGTTGCCAGCAGGACCACCACGGAGCAGATCATCAGGATACTGCTCAAGTACGTCGACAAAAAGACCGCGATCAAGTTGGCGCGGGACCTCCACAACCACGTCAGGGGCAACCAGAGCGTGGTGGATACTTTCGGCCGCATCGTGGAGCGACTCCACGATGAGGAATAGTCAAACCCAACCTGAGGAGACCACATGATCAGAAGAACAGACCCAGGCTTCCACGTAGTGTCCGATGACTCACAGGACATCGACCGGATAGCCGGCGACATGGAGAGCGAGGTCAGGGAGCTCGTGAAGCAATCCTCGCCCCTGCCCAAGATGCCCGACTACGTGACCCACGACCCCGAGGTGGACTACGTGGGCAAGCTGACCAGTGAGGCATTGGTCATGAGCTACGAGGCCACTGCCAAGCAGATCGAGGCGATGGGCCAGGGGCTGATCGAGGGCGTGAGGGAGTGCGAGCGGTCAGCCCTGGCGTTCGTCAAGGAGCTGGAGCGGACCAAGCAGGAGACCGATGAGGCCGTGAGGCAATGCCTGGCAGCGGCCGAGGTCTACAGAGGACAGGCGAGGGAGTTGTTCAAGCAAATCCAAGACAGAGCCATGCTCGCGGCCAAGGTCAGAGAGACCGCGTCCGCGATGATCGATGATCTTCACAAGCAAGGAAGGACTGACTGAATGTTCAAGATTGAGGTACTATGCGACGACAAGAACCTACCCAGAGTGCTCCACGCGCTCACTGGGCTGATCCTCGGGAGCCCGAAGATCAATCCGGTGGTCAACGCTGAGGAGCGAGCCGGCAAGGTCAGGGCCAAGACCAACGGCAGCCCATCGGCCCTGCTGTCCGCCTGGCTGGGCCAGCACAAGCTGACCAGGATCACCGCGGCAGAGATCAAGCAGTTCTGTCGCACCAACGGCTACTCGGAGCGCAGCTACAACAGCGTGATCAGCCAGGCGCTCAAGCACAAGGTGCTGCGGAGGTCGGGCAAGGCCAAGGGCACCGGCACACCGTCCGTCTACACCGTGATCGGAGGCAAGTGACATGGCCAAGAAGCGAAAGTCAAACGGCAGCTGGACGCCCCCGGTGTACAAGTCCTACGTGTTCAAGGACAAGGACCCGGTGATCGACGAGCTCCGCACGCTCGCCGAGGACTACTTCGGGGAGAAGGTCTCGGCCAAGAACCTGAAGGGGATCGCCACTGCCGGTGGTCCCACCGTCCAGACCATGAAGCAGTGGTTCTTCGGCAAGACCAGGCGGCCATCCAGCGCGAGCGTGGAGGCGGCCGGTCGATCGATCGGCTTCGAGCGAACCTGGAGGAGGCGGAAGTGACCATAAGATACAGGTACGAGGTGAGCGGCACGGCCGCAGGCGGCCAGACGTGGACGACCAAGGGCCACGTGGACACGGAGCAAGAGGGAGAGTTCTCACTGGTGCCCGACGCAGTCATGCGGCTCTCCTTTGCCCAGCTGACCAAGGGGCTGGCCGTCTACGGCCTGCCCGGCGTGGGCTGCAAGGGACCCTACACCTTCCTCCGCATGCTTGTGGAGAGGGTCTAGGGGCGCGGGGGAGGAGGGCTAGGTCCAGGGAGGCTCTAGACCTCCCTGGCCTGCTAGGCCCTGCCAGCCGCCCTCTCTCAGGGCCTGGCAGGGCCTGTGTGGTAGGTGTTTTTTCCTGGGGTATCCTTCCCTGGCTCCATAGAAACACCTACCAGCCGCCTCCTGCCAGCCTCCCTCCACGGGGAACTCTAGCCTGCGGGCTAGGGTTCCCCCTTTTTTGCGTTCCATACCCTACAATACTACCTCCAACCAGTCAGGGGTATTTCCGCATGGGAAGGGGTGTCCCTGCGGGAGCTAGTCCCTGTTCAATTAGCTCTCACGGATCGCTATTCACTTTTGCCGCTACTCCTCTCCGTTCCGGTGAGTTAGAAAGAAAGAAGAAAGAGAGAGGAGGTGAGACGAGTGAGCGACGAGAGATACGGTCGGTTTCTGACCATTGGCCAAAAGGTCTATGACCTGCTCGAGGCTATCCCTGAGCTAAGGGGATTTGAACTAGACGATCTTGCCGGAGTAATAACCGGAGAGATAGTGGACGAGATAGAGGAGAGGGAGAAGGTAAGTGACTGATCGAGAACTGGCCTCTGAGGCTATTGACTTATTGACTGAGTTTATGTGTCACAAAGAGGGCGAGAGCCTGGAGGATTTTAGAGAGAGGGTTGCGGAGTTCTTGGCAAGAGTACCGCACCCGTAAAAAAGAGGAGAGGGAGGGGCGGCCTGCGGGCTGCCCCTTTTGGTTTGAACGATCATGGAAAGGCAATTTGCGATGAGCTACACCGTCAGGATTACTGAGGAAGAACGATTGTTACAACGAAAAGAGGACCTCCAAACAATTGAGAATTTACTTCGCGTGTTTGGTACATGCGACTTAAACTAGCAGCCCTTGCAGATGGATGGAGGCCCGGGTGGGATGGGCGGCATCGGCTCTATCCTGCTCGGATTGTCTGGCGTGGCAGGATGGGGCGCCGCAGTCTCACTACCGGATTGGGTGAAAGGGCGGGCCAGACCCGACGAGGCACCCGAGCAGGCCGAAGATCATGTAGACCACGAGTATGGCGACGATCGCCCACAGGACGATCATGATGATCTGGCCGACCACCGGCATCCCGGTGACGCCGGTCACCCACGGGACCAGCAGCTTGATGCAGGCCACGATGGCCCCGACGATGATCAGCCAGACGATCAGCTGCTCCAGAAATCCAAGCGTAAAGCACGGCATGTCCTACTCCTCCTGTTCAAACTCCCAGTCCACGGTGCCCATGCCGTCGACCCCCAGCTCGCGGGCCAGGGCAGGCGAGAGGTCTATCCCAGCGCCGTTGGTCTTGCGCCCGGTCATGTCGGTCCCGGTCTCCGCCTGCGGCCGCGTGCCCTTGTCCCAGTAGGGGTCGTCGATGTTCCACGGGCCGACGTCCCAGATCTCGGCGACGGCGTAGCTCCCGCTCTCACGGTTGTAGACTATGACCCGGGGCCGCTCGCCCTCGAACCTGTCGGGCAATGCCACGTAGAGGTCCTCGTCATTGAGCACCTTGTCCTCGTCGTACGCGGACACGTTGTAGTCGCCCTCGCCCCCAAACACGCTGGCCGTGATGGCGGTCTGGTTGTCCGGTACGCCATCGGGGATGAAGTGGAGGCCCGAGAGGCCCACCGCGATTGCGCGGCAAATCCTGTCGAAGTTCTCCTTGTACAGCCCCACGTCCGCCGAGGAGTCGACGAAGCAGACCTCGAGCAGGACGGCCGGCTCCTCCGTGTTGTTCAGGAAGTACAGGTCCGTCCGCTTCTTCGCCCCGCGGTTGGTCAGCTCTCCGAACTTGGAGATGGCGTTCGAGAGGTCGCTGGCCAGGGCCGCCTGGGTGACGTACAAGACCTCGCAGCCCATCGGCTTTGCAGTGTCCGTGTAGGCGTTGAAGTGGACACTCACGTCCAGGTCCCTGGCGTGGTTGTTGTGGAAGTCCACGATGGTCTCGAGGTTCTCGCCCTGGGTGGTGCTGGTGTCGTCGTGGAACGGACGCGCGTCCACGCCCAGCCTGGCAAGGTAGCGGACGACTTCGTCCGTCACCTTGCGCGCCTCATCGACCTCGTCGATGTAGCCGGAGGCCCCACGGACCAACCTGCCGTGGCCGGATGAGATGACGATGTTCATGGCTCTCTCCTCTCGAGCTGTTGTTTGACCTTCTCAAGCCAGAACAGACAGAGGTAGAGGCCAACCATCTGCCACTGGACCGCGGCCCGGGTCCAGGCTGCCACCGGGTCGTCCCGCGGGATCTGGTCACTGACCACCAGTCTCAGCCGCCTGGCCATTTGCTCTCTCCTGGATCTGCACGAGCGCCGCCTGGGGCCACGGATCAACAGTCTGCCTGTCGTCCCAGACCACGCCGACCGTGTCAAGGAACTGGGTCTTGGTCTTGACCACGCCGCGGCGCCTGAGCCAGTCTGGCCCGGTCCTTTGCTTCCGCCTCATCATCACCCGGGCCACTCTTCCCGACAGCTTTACTCGATCTCCTATCTCCACCATGGCCTGCACCCCTCGCTGGCCCCCTGCCCCTCCGGATCAGTCTCGCGAGCCGCTCGGCGGCCCTGGCCATGGCCGCCCTCATCTGCTCGCAGGTCTCGCACGCCATCACTTGGCCTTATCTTTATCGGCTTTCTCAAGCGCGTCGATCTTCTGCCTGACCTCATTGCAGCTCTCAATCACTGCTACAAACTTGCCATCGGACATGCTGATCGCGCACTCCGCACCGGGAGCCAGGTGCTTGCCCTGGTCTTTCTCCCTCATGACGGTTATCTCATTTGGATTGATGTCAATCTCATGGCCGTCCAGACCGTGCAGCACGATCAAGTGAAAGGCCAGAGTTATGAACGGATCCATTTTATTTCGGCGCACTGCGGGCCGCGGCGGCCTCTTGGCCCTTCTTCTCCAGCGCGGCCCTCGCCTCAGCCTCGCGGCGCTGGGCCGCATCCTGCTCGTCCCACGCCCTCCTGGCCTCCGGGTTGCGGAAGATGTAGGCGCGGTTCTGGGCCTCCAGCTCGCTCGGGGTCGGCGACCTGGGATCGGGCGGCGTCCTGGCCAGGTCGATGAACTCCTGGAACATCTTGAGGCTGGTGATCACCTGGTTCTGCTGGGCGTGGCCGACGAACTCCACCTCGCCCCTCCTGTCGAACCACTGCACGGCGCTGACGTTGCGCCCGCGCAGCACCTTGAGGTCCGCGAACATGGCCTTGCCGTCGATCACAACCATGTTGTCTGCCGGGATGATTGATACTCTCATCTTACTGCCTCCTTCCAATTAAGCGGCCAGCGGCCATGTCTGCGGCCAGCGAGACGGCCTCGGCGACCCCCTCGACCACGCCGTTGCGGAGTGTCTCCAGCGCGGCGCCAGTCTGGCGCTGCATCTGGGCATTCTCGACCAGCAGCATGGGCAGGATCGCGATCGCGCAGTGCCAGTTGTCGAGCAACTCCTCGCTCTGCGGGTTCTTGCCGATCACGCGGGTCCACCACGGGCACTTGTGGCAGACCTCGCTGACGTCCTTCTGGTGGAGCGGGCAGACCTGGCCCGCGGCGGCGTGGGGGACTTGCTGGGTCATCAGTTCTTGCTCGCTAGGATGACATCGCAGTATGCGATGCCCATGGTGATCGGATGGCTGTGGGCGCCGCCGCCCGTATTGCTGGACTGGACCTGAATGTTCTGGGCGTATGAGGCGTAGCCTGCCCCGCTGATGTCATCCGCTGGTCCATTGATGCGCGGCTGCAGCGTAGTGTTGGTCGGGTCGAATTGAGAATGGGCCGAGATCCACGTCTGCTGGGAGGTCGGCACCTTCAGCAGCGAGTTGCCAGCGAAGTAGACCGTGATTGTATTGGTGGCGTTGGACAGGACGCCGGCCGCCATCTCGCCCAGGGCCAGCGTGTGGTTGCCGGTGGCCGCCTGGGCCATCACGGTCGAGAACGGGTTGGTGCCGCCGGCCACGCCTCCGCTGCCCGAGACCACCCTCAGCGCCTTGTCGTTCTGGGTGGTCAGCTTGGTCCACCCGACCGGGGCGGCGCCCTGGTAGAACAGCATCACCGTGCCCGCCTGGATCAGCTGATCCATGCCGACGTTGGCCTGGGCCTGGAGCTTCTGGGGACCGGTCAGGGTCTGCGCGATGTCGTAGCGGACGTTGCCCTGGCCGGCCAGCGCGGCGATCTGCGCATCGGTGTAGTGCTTGTCGGTCGCGTCCGTCGGGTTTACCGGGTCTCCGAACAGGGTCAGCTGGGCCGTCATCGGAGTACTGCCGTCCGTGTAGACCGGCACGCTGCCGGGTCCGGGAGGAGCCACGCCGTGCGTGGTCCACGTAGTGCCGTTCCACGTGTACTGCGGCACTCCGGGAGCCGGCGAGGTTGGGTACTTGTCACCCACCGTGGGAGTATTCGGAAAGTTGAGGGCCATCAGGCGTACCTCCCGCGTGGGTCGATCCAGCCGAAGGTGTTGAGATAGAGCGTCGGGTTGGTGCCGCCGCCGCGCGCGGCTATCTGGCCAGAGAGGTTGGAGCGAACGTTGAACCTGCCGCCCGCAAACTGGCTGGCCGCCTGCAAGACCATCTCAATGCCGGCACCTGCGCCGCCCGGAGCCTGGTCGGTCTCATCCGGGCAGAAGAAACTGACCATGTTCTGGTTGGTCGATCCGTCGATCGCCGCCCTGAACAGGGCATTCACCGTGATGCCGGTCGGTATGGTCAGCGAGAACAGTGTCCTTGGAGTGAGCGAGAGCGCCACGCCGTTCGCGTCGGCGACGGTCGTGAGCCAGATGAATTCATCGCCGAATTGGGAGAAGGCAGTCCACTGGCCCGAGGCGTTGGTCCGCATACTCCCGATGCGCCGGGCCAGGCTGTAGCCGCCGGGCAGCGTCGGCGCAGTCGGCGACAGAGAGACGAGCGCATCCACGACGGACGTGTCCACCCGCTTGATCGCGTGGGCGTGGTACCAGGTGCTGTTGGCGATCGCGCCGGTGTCCAGACCCCCGTTGCCACCGCCCACTGCCCACGCGGCCGTCGTCTTGCTGATCGACGCCGCCAGCGTCATCATGTCCGTGAACGATGAGTCGCAGGCCTGGCCCGCCGCCACTGAGAAGGTGGCCGAGGACCCTGCCGTCGAGAGCGTCATGCCGTGCAGCGCACCGCGGACGACCGGTATGAGCCCGCTCGACCAGCCGCCAGGCATCCACTCACTGCCGTCCCAGCGCCACACTGGCACGCCCGCCACGGCTGGGTTCGGAAACAGCTGGCCAACGCTAGGCGTGTTTGGGAAGTCGAGTGCCATTTAGAAGCTCTTGCCCCGGTCGTCTGCGTAGCCCTCTGTGGCAAAGAAATAGGCGTTGCCGCCGAACTCAGATATGGCGACTTGCGCGCCGGTGTTGGTTAGCGTTCGCTGGCTGCTCCACTGGCCACGGGTCGTGGTGCCGTTGGCCAGCGTGCCGCCGAACAACGGTTGGCCCAAGCCGGCCTGCGTGGCCCTGGCGCTTTGAAGATCGGGCGACCTGACGCTGACCGTGACCTGATTGCCACTGCCGAATACGGTCATGTCCAAGAACGGCTCCACGCGCACGCCGGTTGGGACGCCGGCCAGCGTGAAGTTCGCATCGGTCGTAGACGGAGTAATGCTTTCCGTGACCGGCGCCACCCAATAGAAGAAGTCGCCGTACTGATTGAACGCGGTCCACAAACTGCTGGCCGTCTTGACGCTGCCGATCCGGCGGAACAGCGTGTAGTTGGCGGGCAGGGTCGGTGCGGTCGCCGAGAGCGAGAACAGCACGTCGACCACCTGGGTGTCGAGCCGCTTGATCAGGTGGACGTGGTACCACGCGGCGGCCGATATGGTGCCGGTATCCAGACCCCCGTTGCCGCTGCCTGCCGCCCACGCGCTGGTCGTCTTGCTGATCGCAGAGGCCAGGGTCATCATGTCGGAGTTGGTGCCGTCTGCGGCCTGGCCCGGCGCCACCGAGAACGTCGCGCTCGAGCCCGCGGTCGAGAGGACCAGCCCAGCGAGGTAGGATCGAACGACGTTTGCCGCGGAGTGGGACGCCGCGAACACCCACTGCGAGCTGGTGCCGTCGTTGTAGTAGACGTACATCTGGCCGTTGGCGCTGTTCCACCACAATGATCCAGCGGCCGCGCCAACGGGCGCAGTGTCCTGGACGTAGACCGAGGCGCCGCCACTGACGGCCGACCATGCGCCGTTCTTGCGGCCATAGGTGTTGCTGTCCGAGGGCGCATCCGACAGCTTGGTGGTGTCGCTGGGATGGACGTGGTCCTGGCGCGCAAAGCGCAGCGAGGTCCCGATGGCCACTGAGCCATTCATCAACGGATTGGCGTTGGCGGCCTGGCCCGCCACGAACGCCGTGGTCGCGAGCAGGGCCGTGTTGTCATTGGCGGCCGGTGTGGGCGCGGCCGGTGTGCCAGTGAACGTGGGCGAGGCCAAAGGGGCCTTGGTCGTGTCGCTGGGGTGGACGTGGTCCCCTCTGGAGTAGGCAGTGGCCGTGCCGGCCGCGCCCACGCCATCCATCGCCGGAGTGGTCGTGGACGGGGCGGCTATGCCCGCGCCAGCGATCGCGCCTCCGACGAACGCGGTCGTGGCCAGCTTGGTGGAGGAGTCGCCCGCCGTGGGCGTGCTGGCCGTGGTCGGCACCCCAGTGAACGCAGGGGACGCCAGGGGAGCTCGCGTGGTGTCTGTGGGGTGGACGTGGTCCGCGCGGGCAAAGTGCGTAGACGCTCCCCGCACCGCAGTCCCGTCCATGGCCGGGGTACCGTCACCCGCCGCACTGGCCTGTCCTACCACGTAGGCCGTGGTCGCGATCTTGGTGGTGTTGTCGTCGACCGCTGGAGTCGGGGCAGTGGGCGCGCCGGAGAATGCTGGAGAGTTGAGTGGCGCCTTGGTATCGGCGTACTGCTTGGTGGCCGCGCCCAGGGGCACCGTCGGATCGGCGCTGAGGACCAGCGCACCCGTCATGGTGCCGCCACTCAGACCAACGACCTTGCCCCACGCCAGGCTCGATCTGCCATAGAAGAAGCCGTCGTTCGGTGCGTCCGCGATCGCGTGGGTGTCGACGTAGTGCTTGGTGGCGGCGTCGTTGGTGCCTGTGGGATCAGCGCTGAGCGTCAAGACGCCGGTGAGCGTGCCGCCTCCGATCGGCAATACCTGGCTCCACGCCAGACTGGCCCGACCGTAGGTCTTGCCGTCGTTCGGAGCATCGGCGATGCCGCCGCTGTGAAGATCAACGTAGTTCTTGGTGGCGGCCTGTAGGCTGGCAGTCGGATCGGCGTAGAGCGTCAGCGCGCCGGTCATGGTGCCGCCAGACACCGGCAGGTAGCCGGCGAGGTCTGGGATCGGCGCCGCGATCACCCACTGGTGGGAGTCACCGTCGAAGTAGTAGACGTACAGGCAGCCATCCGTGGTATTCCACCACAGCGTGTTGTTGTCTATGCCGGTGGGCGGCGTGTCGCCCACGTAGACTTGGGAGGTGATGCCACCCGGAGAGCCTGAGGACGCGACCAGCGCCCACAGCCCAGCAGACAAGTCGGCCGCGAAGTCGATGCCGGAGATGTGACCCGCCGTGGGCACGTAGGACGCACCGGAGTGCGTCACCAGCGAGGCAGGCGGTCCCGTAGTGTAGGCCGTGCTGGTCGCCCACGGAACTGGCGGGGTCGACCACGGAGGAGGGCCGCTTGGACCGATCGGCCCGGCCGGTCCCACCGGCCCTACGATCGAAGTGCCCGTGCCCCACGGCGTGGTACCGGTCGAGGACTTCGGCCCATAGATCACGTGGTTGGTGGTGTCGATGTAGAAGTCGCCGGGCGTGCCGAGAGGATTGGTTGGCGGCCCTGAGCCGTTTCTGATGGTGTTGCCTGGCGCGCCCACCGGGCCTTGCGGTCCTACCGGCCCGACTGGACCAATGGGACCAATCAGCGAGAAGCCGGGCGGCCACGCGCCGCCGGCCTTCGGGCCATACATCAAGGCGGTGCGCAGATCGATGTAGAAGTCGCCATTGATCCCGAAGGAGTTGGCCGGTGGCCCATTGCCGTACAGCACGGAGTTTCCGCGAGGACCGGGCGGCCCCTGGTCTCCCGTAATGATGTCCGTGGGAGCGTCACCGTCCTCGACCTCTACGTCGCCCTCAAATGGGTCTTGGATGATCTCAACGTCGCCGATGTCGTCGAGCACTACAACGTCGCCGCTCGGAGACAGGCCATTGGTCATCGCGATGGTCCCGCCTCAACGACCAAGACGCCAGACCAGATCTTCTTCTTGATGCTGTTGATCGTCATGATCAGAGACTGGTCATAGGACCCGAGCGAGAGTTGGAGCAAGTTGTCCTGAATAATCAGAATGGTGAATTGTCCTCCCACGGGATTGGTGATTGTGATCTCACCAGTGTCGGTCGAGAGCGTCAGGAACGCGGTCGCGTCCTCCGCGTGGCGGCGCAGCTTCATCACCATGTCCACGCCGGTCAAGTCTATCGGACTTCCGGTCGTCTTCGTCTTGTAGACGAAGCTGCGATAGAAGTCTGCGTCGTTCGCGCAGGTGATGTTGCAGATCGCCATATCTAGAGACCCACGTAGGCCGAGTCGATTTCGGATGGCAGCGTGATGACGTTGGTCAAAATCTTGTTGGCGGTGTCCGAGAACACCGTGTAGCAAGTGTTGGTGTGGTCGCCGACCGTCTTGCCCATCTCGATCATCTGTGCCGCATCGAGGTCATAGAAGTTGCCGTCTGAGCCAAACCACTTGGTCGTGAAAGTCGGATCGGCCAGCGCCAGCGTGTAGCCGCCCTGGATCAGGTTGCGCGAATAGTCGTCGGTCTTGACCGGCACGCCAGCCGCAATCATACCGCTGTTGACGTGGTTGAACCTCGTCAGGGCGTTGTAGTTATCCAGCTGGTACTTGTAGTATTGGTTCTCCGCAGGCTGCGACATGGTCGTACCATTCCACAGCCACGCCGGCATGAAGCGGAATGTGAAGTCCCAGATCTCGCTCTCGTCCGCAGCCGCATAGGGTGACTCTCCAATGCTCGTGACCCAATTGCCGTAGTCCACGTCGGTGGCTGGATCAACGTAGATGTTTCGCCTCGATCCGTAGACCATTCCGGCAGTGGTAGCGACCGACCAGTACCAATCTTGTTCCTTGAATTGACCGGGCATATTTTCAATCCTTTAGTTGGAAGCGTACTGACCACCCGTGTCCTGCCACCCAGCCGCACTCCCCGGAAGATAGCTCAGGGGGATGCCACCGCCCGCGATGATGCCGTTCCATCTGATCATGTACTTGTAGCCGCTGACGTAACCTGGATTGACGAACGTCATCTGGTATGGGGTTGGAATCAGGATGGTCGAGTCCGGACCGCAGGCCGCAAAGGCTTGAGTGACCGTCATGGCGCCCAGGAACGTCCACACCCTCTGGCGCACTACGTAGTGACCTGGCGCGTCCCAGTACTGCGGCTGCATCTGGCCACTATAGATCGACTGCATGCCGTAGGCGCCGGAGTGGCCGGCGCCAAACGTGTGTGCGCCCGGATAGATGATCCCGCCGAACGAACACCAGACCGCGTTGCGAACAGTGCCGTTGGTCTGACAGTCGTCGGTCCAGATCTGGCCTCCGTTCGCACTGTAGAAGGCATTGTTGTTGATGTCACCGGTGCCGACGGATATGCCAATGCCCTTGACCGTGACACGATTCGGGCTGTCCAAGTGGACGGTGTTAGCGACTCCGGTGGGAAGCCCAGTGACGAACGTGTTCGTCATGCTCGCGCCGATGTAGCTGACCGCCGGCCCAGGCACGGGCGGAATGATGATCTGCTCAGGATAGGTGCCGGCTGCGATCATGACCGTGGCCGTATAGACTGACGGACCATATTGAAAGATCGTTGCGGTCGCCTTACCGATGGTCTTAAACGGTCCATGCGGTCCCGAGACGGTCGCGGTCGTGCCGTCGTACAGCGTGTCGCTGCCGATCCCACCATTGACGTACCACACTGTGTTCGCAGTCAGGATCGGCAGAAAGCCTGGGCCACCCCCACCGCCTGCCGCAGCGAAGTTGATGCCGTAGAGCTCAAAGTTGTTGTGGAGCTTGCTGTAGGTCAGCAGCGACTTGTAGTTCGCGGGCATGTCGCCGGCCTGCAGCGGATCGCCTCCCCTCCGCACGATATTCTTGAACCCAAGACCGCTGACGTTGATGGTCGATGGACCGGTATTGGCATTGGCTGGGATGACCCAGATCGCCAAACCGTCCCAGTACTGGAGCGGGGGAGGAGACAGGGCGATCGAGTAAGCATTGGCCGACCCAGTGTCAAGTCCGTAGGTCAATTGGCCGGACTGGATGCCTCTGGCCAGTTGGTTCAGGTCTGCGTTGTCCGGCACGATCCCCGTGTTGTTGATCAGGTTGACGATCTCTCGCTGGGGAAACTCGATGGAGGCCGCCGGAGGAATTGATCCAGGAGTCGCGGTGGCTGGATTTCCGTTTACGTATGCGGCGTTCGGATCGCTGACGCCGTATGGAGCGTTATATTTCATGGCTGCCTCTCACGGTGTTCCGGCCATAGGATCACTTGGTGTTTGAACATTGGAGTAATCATAGACTATCTCGGTGTGGGCTGGCTTCCATCTGTTCAAGACGCACTCCAGGTCTTGGGCTATCCCGATGCGGAGGTGGGGATCGACGCCGCACTGTCCCGAGGCGCACCTGAACCACGACAAGTTGGATTGGTGTACGTGGACCGTCCAGAAAAATCGGTTCGTGTCGGGTCCCAGTCCATAGTTGGGATACTCAGACAACTCACCATTCGCAACTCTCTCTCCGTTCGGGTCATAGATGGGCAGGTAGCCACGGACGAACATGTCCGAGAACATCGGGTCACTGCCGTCTCCGTAGACCCGGTTGTCCCCGCAGCGATCGAGCCCAACCATGAATGGTCGGTACTCAGTGATCGTTATGTCATAGCCGATCTTGGCTGCAAAGTCGATGTAGAACTGCCTGGACTGAGAGCCCAGGAGGGTCATCCTCTGGACCAGTGCGATCTGGCGCTCCTGGACCGTCTGGGGCGCCGTATAGCATGGGTCTGGCAGTCCCCAGTTGCGCTCCCAGTCGGGCAACAGCTCTACGGTAATTCTCGGATCACTCTCCCTCTCCAGGAGGTCTGCGGCTCGACCGTCTACGTAGCCCCAGTACTCACACAAACCGTCGCAGGCCTGCCACAAGAAGCTCCCGATGGAGTGCTTCGGCCACGCCTGGCCATTGGGCAGCAGCGAGAAGAAGGCCTCTCGATAGTTGCTGCCTGATCTGCGGACGTGGCGGTCACTCATAGGAGATGGTACCCAAGACTGCCATGTTGCCGTCGCTGTCCATCACGACGTCCTCGATCGGACTTGCCAAATAGAACGACTGGACAGATGGGGCATTCATGATCGCATAGTTGATCCAGGACGCATAGATGGTTTGGCCGGGAGCGGCCCTGAGCTTCAGCATGTTTTGGATGGAGAGCTCGATCTCTGCCTTCACCTCGTCGGTATTTGGAACGAGGTTGCTGATGGTGACGTCGACGAACTGCTTGATCGGGGCGACCACGTAGCAGTCCTTGACCGTGACCGGTCTGACCTTGTCGATGTAGCCAGCGACGGTCTCGATGTCTCCTGGAGTTGGCCACCCGTCGTCGCTGGCCCTCAAGTCATCCATCAAGAACCAGACCACTATGGTGCCGATCCCCATTCCGTTGCCCTTGGCCCACGCCCTGGTCACTCCGGGAATGGCCAGCGCCCACATCTCGTAGTCGGTGAGGTCTCCGCCCATTGGCGGCTGCCTGATCCGACGCAGTATCCTGGACCTCAGCTCGTCGTTGGTCTCTACGTCGGTCCCACCATCCATTGTGACTACTGTGGTCGAGGGGTCCACCCCTGGGGGAGCGGCCAAGAAGCCCAGGGTGTCCTCCGGCTCCATATTGCCGACCGTGCCGCCGTCCAGTGCGGTGACCGGGAGCTCGGTGGGCCCAGACCCAACTACCATTTGGGCGGTGACTTGGTATGTGGCGTTCTGGGAACCAGTGGCGCCCAACAGAGCGCCGGCAGGAATGATGCTTCCATTCACCCCCGTGGCTGCGACAGATCCAGTAGCCAGTGAGGCCTGCTTCCTCCCAGTGCTCCCATCCGCATTGACCAGCCAAATGTTGCCGAACCTGTCTAGCCACTCGTCCTCAGCTGTGTCAGGCATGAGCTGGAGTGCCAGCCAGTCCACGTACTCCAGCGTAAGGAAGCACAGCGCACCCTGGGTGTCGCTCATGACCCTCAGCACACTGTTTGGTACGGTCGCGTCACTTCCTGGAAGCGAGCCATGGATGCTGTCCCTGACCAGGCTCCTGACTTCTCTCAGGGTTGGGGTGTTCCATGGCATTATGGCATTATCCCTTGCCAGAGCATCTGGTACATCAGGTCGATGGCATAAGTCGGACCTCGATAGATGCGCACGATCGCATCAATCTGCTGCTTGTCTACTCTCATCGAGAGGATTTCATACCTGCTGGCTATCTTGTGGTCAACGAACGGCTGGATTGCGTCCCTGATGTAGTTCGTCGCCCAGGCCTGGGTGGCTCCGAACTTGGACTGGACCGACTCAATGGCGCTCCTCCTCAGCAGCCAGAGCTTGCACCCGATCGGCCAGGCGTTCCAGATCACGTCTCCATCAAAGTCACCCCACCACCCCTCCCTGTTGGTCGAGTCGGGATCGGGCAGCCTGTCCGTCACGTCGGCCAGCGCGTTGGTACCCAGGGCGACCATCACCGCAGTAGCCAGAGCCCTGGTGTCGTCCAGCTCTCCATCAGACAACAACTGCCAGTCGATGTTGACCTGGTACTGGGGATACTGGGACTTCTGGACGGTCCTGATGTCTACGGGAAGCGTGGTCATCTGATCGCCAACGCCTGTTCGATCACTGTCAGTCTCGCCTCGATGGCCTCAAGCCTGAGTGATAGCTCATCGACCCACGTGGGCGAAGCAGCTCTCGATGGCTGCGGTGTCGTTTTCGCCGGAAGCGGGAACGCCATGCCGGGCGGTATCTTCACGCCGGACGGCAGCGAGGGCATCGGCAGTGACGGCAGTGATGGCATCTTGAAGCCAAGTCCACCAATAATTGCGTCTATGTAACTCTTGGTCGCCAGGTGGTTCGGCGCCGCCGGAGGAGCGGCCGTCACCTGCTTCATGAAGTGGCCGAAGCCACCGGTGAACTTGTTACCGAAGATCTGGACCAGCTGGCTGGAGCCATCAAACGCCATAGCGCCGGAGGTTGGCTGGAATGAGTGCAGGGGCGACTTGTGATTTATGGTCTGGTCGTGGGCCAGATCGGTCTCGTCCTTAGTCATTTGCAAGTATTGCTTGCCGCTCTGGGTATACCGTTGCTTCTGGCCCTGCGCCTTCTGGTTGGACTGCTGGTCCTGCGGAGGGTCGCCCAGCTGGAGCTTCAGCTTCTTGTCGGTGCGCCCGGTGAGAAACACTCCGTCGTTGTTCATGTGGAGCTGGTGCTGGAGGTAGTCGAACATCGCGACGTCGCCCTTCTGCAACTCCTTCAGGCGAAAGCGACGGTCGTCCATGTTCCCAAACACAGGGAAGCTCCGGTTGCCACCCATGAATTGAACGAAGGTCTCGGCACTCTGGGTAATCTTACCTTGGGCGTCCTTGACTGCGTCCCTTACGACGCTGGTAAAGCCGTAGTTCTGCGGGCTCTCGATCGCGCTCCTGGCCTCGTTAGCCATGAAGTTACCCTTGCTCTCCTGCATGAGCTTTGTGTCATCGACCTCAGGAACGGTGACCCTAGCTCCTCCGGCCACGTAGGACCGAAACGAGGAGTTGGCTGGCGTGGCTCTGTGCATCTTTCTACTCCACTGGCACGATGGCTTGACCCGGAGGCACCTGCTTCGGAAGCTGGTCTGGAATTGACTGATCTGGAGCCTTGCCCACGTTCATCGGGGCCGTGTCCTTCAGCGCCCACGGCTGCTTCAAATCGAGCTGGGTCTGGGTCCCGTTGCTGTTGTCTTGAGTGAATGTAACGGTCTCTATCTTCATCATCATATTCAATGGACACATCGGAGAGTAGACGAACACGTTGTCCCCCGGCCACCACAGATTGGTGTCATCCCTGAACCAGCCCTGCACTGTTGCCGTTGCATCTATCTGGGGTCCCTCGTGCCACAGCGCCTCGTTCTTGGCCCTGTCCAAGACCTCCTGGATGTTCTTGACCGGCTGCTCCGAGGGAGTGATCAGCAGGCTCTTGAGGAAGCCAGTACCACCCCAGCTGGCCTCGAGCTCGCTGGCCTTGGTGCCCCAGTTGTCGTCGCTGGCCGCCGACTGGGCGACCACCTTGTATTCCTCGTAGGTGTGGTCCTTGTGAAAGACGCACTGCATCTTCTTGATGTTCTGACCCTCGATCAGCTGGGTGTTCAAAACTGGCATGTGATGGTCGCCGATCGCAAGGAAGTTTCCCCAGCTGTCGCTCCCAAGGATGATCCCTCTCGGCCTGGCTATCCTCTCGAGGAAGTCCCAGATCGGCTCGCCCGGCTGGTTCTGGAGCTTGTCGAACGGGGTGGCATTCAAACTGCCAACTGGAATTATCTTAGAAGGATACGGGCTGACCACCTTCTGGGCCACCTGGAGCCAGGTCATGCCGTCGAAGCTGCCACTCTTGGTATTGACGCTGCTCCTGGCCACTGGTGCAGTCGCACTCTTGCCCTGAATTTCGATCCCGTGCTGGTTGGCCTCGTAGGCCACCTGCCTAGTCTCGATGAAGCCGGCCAGAACATTGACGCCGCCGAGATTGACATAAACTGTTTCTCCAGGCATGAACTGGAGCTTGTAGAACATCCCAGCTGGGGTATCACGCTCAACGCTCTGGAAGCGAAAGTAAGAGTACGCGTCGTGCCACTTGAGCTGGACGAATATGCTCTCCCAGTCTTCGAAGTTTATCCCATTGACGATCAGCGTGGCCTGCTCGTAGGGCACTCTGGAGTTGGGGTCTCGAGCAGGGATCGAGTACTGGGTGACCGGGGGAGCCGGTTCAGTCGTGCCTCCGGTGATGATCACTCTGGGCGGTGCAGTCCCTCCGTCGCTCATTGCGACAGTGCCTGGCCGATGGGCGGACAGAACGCCGGATGAACCACCTTGTTCTCAGCCCGTATCTCATCGTACCGACTGGCGTCCCCGTAGAGCCTCTGGGAGATGACTAGGGACGGCAGAGGCTTGGCAAACTGGTATGACAGCATGTAAGGCAGCGGCCTGCCGGTCGCCACCAGGTAGTTAACAATGGCCGCCCTCAGGCCTATGATCGCCTGATAGTCCATCGGATCCATGGTGTCGGCGGCCACTTCCTCGGCAGAGTTGAACGGGATCTGGATTTGGTTGATCAAGTCATCGACGTCTTGGCGACTCTTGAACGTCATATTCGAGATGATCTTGCCCTCCTGGGCCAGGGCCAGGTGGATGCTCCTGTCCCTGACCATGGTGGCCCCGAGCGACACTGGTCGCTCAGCATCCAGCAGCACCCTAACCTCCTCCATCTGGGGTAGAGTGGCGCCGGTCTGGCGGACTAGATCGAAACACATGTCCAGGGGAGGACCCATCTGGTCATAGTAGAGCAGCGAGAGCGCATTCGCCAACGTCCATCCTATCACGACCTTGGCCTGGATGGCCGCTTGGTCCGTTCCAGAGATGCCAATCGACAAATTAGCCAGCGTCCTCTGGATGATCCCCTCGGCCTCTATGGCGTCTGGCTTGTCCATCACTTTCCCCAGTTTCCAAATCGATCATTGAACGTGGCATTCTCCACGGGAGGGTCTGGCCCAGCCAATCCTCGCTGGGTCTGCTGGCGGAGCGTGTCTGCCGCCGAGTTCAATACGGTATTGGTGTTCTGCGAGGGAGAGAGATATTGGGGAGGCACACCAAACTCTGAAAATTCTATGTCAAACGTGCAGTAGCCTCCGAACCTGTCCTCCTCCGTCATCCTGTATCTCGTGACGACTACGTTCTCAGATGGCCTCGTCGAGAAAACTAGCGCACCTGGTCCTGGTTGGTCCAACGCAGTGATCAGAGCGTCCCTGCCGACTCTGTAGTCCACGTTATATAAACCATCTAGGGTCGGGCCTTCCGCGGTGAATGGGTACGTGATGAAATACGCCCGAACGGTGAAGCTCTTGGCCCTCCTGCCCATGTCCTCTGCGTACGGCAACTCCTTCTTCGGAAACTCGTGCTCCACTACCCTTCGACCAGTGTCTCTGCTGTTGGCCTCAGTGAAAAACATCGCGCTCCTGAATGAGGCCGTGATCCATGCGTCTCGAAATGGAAGATGGATGTCCTTGATCGTGCTCATCAGTCGGCCGTTTCTGCAAACGTTGATGGACCGGTCTTGGCCGGAACCATCTGGGTGCTTCGCTCCGGACCAGTTGGTTTGAACAATCGCTCACTGCCCAAAGTGGCGTCGCCCCCTCCGCCACCAATGTTCACAGCTACCTTGCCGGTGGCATCTACCTTCACGGTCTTGATCGATCTTTTATCCACGATGTCTCTTGCCGCCTGAGATGATTCGCCGGCAATGCGATTTGCCTCTGCCAAACGATTAGCCACGCTTTGTGGGTGACTCCCAATTGTTGAAAATCTTCTTCCCAATATCCCACCGCGCAGACCTCTGCCGCTTTGCACTGAGCTCTCTGAATCTCTCACAAAAGCATTGACCGAAGCGTCAATGTCATAGGCATTCCCGCCGGGCACTTGACTGTGGCTGTATTGGAAAACACCAAAGGATCCACCCGGATCACCTAAATTCTTTGCTTTTGGATTAAATTCAGACTCGGATGCAGCTACGGCAGTCCCAAATTTTGCCCATTCCTCGGCAGAGCCGGTCTTGAACCCAAAGCGAGCGCCGTCTGGAGGAATAGTACCAACTAAGTTGGATTTCTTATACGCCGCAAGCAACTTCTGATAAACGCTCCCACCCCTCGTGCCAGCTTTACCACCAACGGCGGCAGCTGGCTCAGGACCGACGGCAGCTGCTCCAGCCATTGTGGCTGCGGCCGCTTCAGGCGTCTTGGCACCGATCGTGCCCATGGACTTTGCGCCAGTGGTAAAAGGATCAAGTCCGGGCGCCCCAAGATTGCCCATACCAGAAGAAGATGGAGCAGCTGAAGATGGACCGGTCGATGGACCAGTTGAAGATGGACCAGGACCGGATGATGGACCGGTCGATGGACCAGATGGACCAGATGGACCAGCTGAAGCTGGAGCGCCGCCACCTCCAGGTGTAGCGCCGCCACCTCCGCCTCCAGGCGGAACGTTGATCCCCAACTGCTGGGCGGCCAGGTAGTCATTGAGTCGCTTCAACTGGCCAGTATTGTCCTTCATCGTGTTCTTGTATTCTTCATTGTCGTCGGACATCGAAGAAAGCAGGTGCGTAGCTTTTGCCTCTCCCTCTTCGCCCTTTGTCTTCGGCAGAGCGTCGAGACCGAGTTGCTCACCCAAGCCCTTCTTGTCCGCCTCGCCCTTGCTGGTGCTCTGGTACAGGTCTGTGATCCACTTCCAGAACTTTATCGTATTCACGCCAGGGATCATGAACGACATGGTATCGAATGTACCCTTGGCGACCTGCTTGGTCAGCGGCTTCTCCCACAGCTCGTGCAGGGTCTTGGTCAGAGAGATGGCTAGATGAAGTCCTGTAACAACCACGCCATTCGGCGAGAGCGCGGACGTCGATATGTCGTCCATCCAGTCGTTCCACTCCTTCTTGAGGTCCTTGATGCCCGTGTAAAATTCTTTCGTTGCAGCAGTTTGGGCATCGATCCTGGCCCTATCTTCTCCACTCACAGGCTTCAGCTGGACGCCTCGCAGTATCGAGTCGAGTCCCCACTGCTCCAAGAACTTCTTTGTAAACTCAGTGGCATCAGCCAAGTTGTTATTGGTGTCCTTCATCCTCTCGTTGAAGACGACCTGGGCCTGGGCCATCGCTTTATTCATGGCAAGGATCGGGTCCTGCTCCTTGAGGATGCTCTGGATGCCGGCCTCCATCTCATCTCTGTGGCGGCCAGCCATATCCAGCAATTTGAGATGTTCAGCGCTGCCGACGCGGCCTATCTGAGCGTAGGCCTCGTTGAACCTTGCTACGTTCGCATCGGCCTGGTCCGCACCGAGCCCAATCCGATCAAGCTGCTCCTCTATGCTCTTCAAGACCGCAGGATGAACGCCGAACACCTTGGCCTTGTTGTTCAGCTCTGTGATCTTGCTCGAGAACTCATTCAGGCCGTGGATACCGGCGATCACCACAGTGCCTAGTGCCGTAACAGCTGCACCTGCCGCTCCGAACTTTCCGATGAAGCCGAGCATGGCCTTCTCGCCGCCAGTCGCCAGCTCTTGAAGCTCCTTTATCTGCTTGGCCAGCTCCGCATGGCCGCGCTTAAACCGCTCAACGTGAGCCTGGGCTGCCCCACCGCCCAACTGAGCCATATGCTGGTGAACAGCTTTAAAACCGGCGGACGCATTGTCCGTCAGCGTTATAACCAGCCTGAGTTCTTCAGTCTCAGTGGGCATCAGTCGCTCTCGATGGGCATAGTTCTATTTGTCTCAGTACTCTTGAACGCTCCATCACCCTCCACCTTGACGTCAGAGCCTCTGGGAGCCTTGACGTCTGCGGTCAATTTTCCATTGACTTCAACTTTAGTAGTTCTAACCTCCTTGTCGGTCTTATCCAGCAAGCCTCGTGCCTCCAATATTTTTTTCTTGTGAGCCGCAGCTTCCGGGGACATAACCTCAAAGTGCATAGGGTCTCCAAAACGACCTCCCCATGAAATTCCCCTAGCCCAAGCCATCTCCTCTATGTCGGCTGGCATATCGGTCGTGTTACCTCTGAATTCATTTCTCCCAGGATTGACATCGACGGCCGTACCCCAGGAATGTTCGGACAAGCCTCCGCCTCCACGCTTCTGGCGAACATTCAAACCAGATATATCATTGATCTTGTAGCCTCGATCCAACAAGTCATTGAAGAGCGCCTTGAACTTTTCTGCACCAGCCGCGTTGACCTGGACCTTTTTTCCGTTCTTCAAGGTGATCCACGTCTGATTAGTTCCTGGCCGACCAAATGCTCCTGTCTCTGCGTAGTTAAACTCTCCACGCTCTCCCTTGCGACGCTCATATCCACGCGCCACGCCTCCAGCGGCCGTACCCTTTACACGCTCTCCAGTGTCCCCGGTATCGGGTTCGCTTGGAGCACCTTTGTCATCTACACCACCGCCCTTCCCGCTGCGAGGATGGCTGTCACCAGCTCCATCTCCAGACCCAGGACCAACTCGACTACCATTCGGACCCCAATCTCCACCTGCACCGCCACCTCCAAACCCTCCGCCTCCGCCGCCCCCACTGAACCCAGGCAAACCTCCGAGACCCTTCAGCTCCACATCACCCCGGTCGAGCAACTTGAAATTCTCATTCAACCGCTTCGTTTCCGCCGTATTCTTTTCAATGTTCTTGAGGTAGTCATCGCCCTGTCTCATACTGTTGTCGACTTCCCTGCGATCCTCAATGTTCTCAGATCGCCTCATCCACTCCCAACCCTTGCCTATGCTTGGGATTTGATCGCCGACAGTCGAACCAGGAGCTGGAGCTGACATCAACCCAGCGGATTGTTCAGAGGCCGGCTTTGCCGGAGCGGTTGGAGCGCTGGGCCAACGCTCCTCAAACGTGGCACCACCACCCTGATCTCCAATGCCTGTCGCTGCATGCTTGAGCAAATCCACAGTAGTGAGAGCGCCAGATTTTACATTGGTAGGAACCCACGGCTGCTTCCAGAGCTCGCGAAGCTCCTTGACCAAATCCAGCATGAGGTGGAGACCGGTAACGATCACTCCACCTGAACCCAACAGGGCCGTACTCAAATCAGCTCCAAGCTCCTCCACCTCATGGCTAAGATCGGAGACTGTTTTCTTGTATTCTGAAGTCGCCTTGGCCCTGGCCTCAAACCGTTTCTTTTCTTCCTCGGAGACTTCTTCGACGTGACGAAGGACCTTCAGCACCGGGTCCAGCTCCCACAATTTCAGGAAATCGTTCTGGGACTTGATAGCGTCAGCCCGATTACCATCAGTCTCCTTCATTCTTTCTTCATACACCACATACGACTGGCGGATAATTTCCTGGAGCTTGCCGGCCTGAGTGGTCTGAGCCTCGATGCGCTGAATGCCCTGTTCCATCAAAGTGCCAAATTGTCCGGCGGCCTTGATCATCTCCATTCGCTTTTCACTGCCGATCCTGTTCACCTGAGCCAGCACGTTGGACAAACCAGCCATGCTCTGCTCTACAGTTCCGGCCGAGACCCCAAGCCTGTCATACTGCTCTATCAAACTCTTCAGCTCAGCTGGGTTCATCCCGATGACCTTGGCCTTGTTGGTCAAATCCACCACCCTGTCTGCAAACTCCTTCAAGCTGCCCAAGCCTACGAGGATCGAGGCAGCAAAGCCACCCATGGCAGCACCGGCTACGCCAAACTTTCCAATGTAGCCAGTCAATGCTCTACCGCCGCCCTCAGCTAACTCGCCCAGCTCCTTGATTTGTTTTGCCAGCTCTGACTGTTCTTCCTTCAGCTTGTCCATAGCCGTCTTGCCAGCTCCAGTGGCAAGCTCTTTAATATCATCACGTATCCTTGAGACGCCCTCTGATGCCTCATTGATCAGAGAGACGCGAAGCTGGAGTTCTTGGAGCTCGTTTGGCATTATTCTCCCGACTCTATCGCTCGCGTCCTCTCAAGCTGGGCCGTCCTGGATAGGTGAAGCTGAACCTCACTGATGGACATCTCTAGAAAAGTGCGAGGATCGAGGTGGTAGTAGCTGGCCAGTCGATAACAATCGATGATCATACCGTCGTCGATGACGGTAGTCACCACGCCCGCAGATCTGGTAAAAAAAATTTTCTCAGGCGATACGCACAGCTGTTCCAGTCACGTGGATCCATCGCCTCTAGCAGGGGCGGGAGGATGCCACTGAGCGCGCCCATGATGTAGGTCATCTTGCGCTCCTCGATGATGATCTCTCCATCCCAGAGCATCCTGGTCGGATTGCCGATCCGGTTGATCTCGCTCGCCCTCGGCTCTCTGAACGTCAGGCTGGTGACCTGCTCTCCCTTGTCATTCATGATTGATCTGTACAAGAGTTGTACGGTCACTGGCCACTGGTCGGCACTCTCTCGAATTTCTTTCCTGAGCTGGTCAGCTTCGCTTATCGGAGGCTCGGGAGTTGGAGCCTCGATCTTCTTTTGTGATGGGAGCGGTTCCTGAGGAATTGCCGATAGCGGAGCCTCAGGCAGCGGACCCTCCGGTGGAACAAAGCCCTCCCTGATCCGCGGTTGGCCATTTCCCTTGGTCGGTTCTACTGTCATTTTTCACCTCACGCGATTGAAATCTCCTGGCAGGCCAGGCCCTCCCAGCGAACCCTGACCTGACCGTCCCGAGTATTGTTCTCAAAGCCACACTTGCAGGTCCCACCAGTCAGCGTGTACTGCATCCCATTGGCCAATTGGGCAATCACGGTTACGTCAGTTTCTGTCTCAAGGTCCTCGAGCAAGAGACCCGGCACAGTGGACAAGTCTCCCTCTATGTACGGAACGCGAGGAAGTTCTTGAAAACCATGGACGCCGTCTTGACCCGCGATCATGGTCCGCTCAACCGAGCTTGGACTTACAGTAAAGTTACCGCGGAGGGCCAGTTGGACGCCGTCCACGGTCAGAAACGCGATACCAGCAAAGCGCTGTGCCATAGTTCAGTCTCCTTTCTTGAGGGTCTACGTGTTTCAGCCAGGAGCACCAGAGGAGGCCTGGAACGGAGGCGGAGCTTGGCCGATGATCTGAAGATCAATTCCACGATCATACTGGAGCCTGAACTGAGCCAACACGGCGAAGATGCGAAGCTGGTTGATCAGGTCTGGCGGATAGAGCACGTTGACCCTGTTCGGATTGTTCGGATCGCGCTCCACGATCAAGTTGGCCTTGAACGCCTTGAGGTTCTCGACCAAGCCGTTCCACATGTCCATCTGATACTCATTGACTAGCTCGGCCTTGATGATGCCAGGGGTCACAATGGCCTGACCTGGACCAAACTTGGTCCCGTCGTCGGCCAGCTTGCTCCTCGGGAACTTGCTAGTGATCGCATGCTTCTGATTGCGGAGCAACTTGGCCAGGGTAGCCAGCGTAGTCACCAGTTCATACGCATCGTCCGGAGACCCATAGAGGTTCAGCTGGTAGGTCGTCTGTTCCCTCAGGATCATCGGCTGGTCGTCGGTCCCAACTTCCTGGATGGCCAAACCATTGGAGGCCAAGCTGTTCAGCTCAACAAAGTCGAACCTGTCCTGCAGCGGACAACCCTTGATATTGTTCAGCGAGAGGGTCTGGAGCGGTCTCGCCGGGTCATTGATCAGAGCCCGCTGGGCCTTGGCGGTATAGGCTGCGGCGCACTCAAACATCGGAGACGGTGTAGTCGTCTCAAACGCCATGATGCTCTCCACGCCGCTGTTCAGGGTGTCTCCAAACGCAATCAAGGCGGCGTAGGTCCCTCGCTTGGCACTGAACACGTGGCCGAACTGCTGGCGCTGCCATCCCCAGCGACCAGTGTCCGTGAAGCCATACTCCTGGTCCCACGCGAACAGTGAATTGGTGTCCGAATAGGGCAGGGCCACGTACTCGTAGGCCTTCTTTTGAATGTTGGCGATGGCCGTCGTCATGACTGGCACGCCAGTGCCTCCGGTCAAGAGGCCGGTCGCCGGCAGGGCCATCACTAGACCTGGAGGAGTTATCTCTGATCCAATCGTGCCATAGTAGTTCAGCTGGATCGTAATCTCATTGCCGTTGACACCCTTGAACAGAGAGGTCAGCGTCACTGTGCCACCAGTTGATGCCGCCGATACGGGCAGAGCTGGGTTTCCAACCGTGTCAGTAAACGCATTGATGGCATCGGCGATGGCTTGACCAATGGTAACGACCGTGTCGGTGGACATGATATTGATCGGAACGTGGGTCCCAGCGATGTAGAGGTGGATCGTTCCGGCCTCAGTTGGAGCCGTGGTCACGTTGATGGTTCCGGTACTAGCGACACCTCCCGTCGGCTCTGCGAGCGGGAGACCCCAAACCTCATTGGCAAAATTATTTTTATAGAAGGCCTGGAACATTCGAGAGAGCTCGGACCCAGGACCAAAATGCTTATCGGCCTGGGCTTGGCTTCCAATCGGGATCGGAATGTCATGAACGGCGTCTCCATCACTGGTCATAACGCCCACCACCAATGATATTAGATTGACCGTTGGGAGACCAGCCATGCTGGGATCGACTTCGACCCAATAGAGCGGCACCTTGATATTGGCTGGAATGTTGGAAAAACTGATCGGCATGGGATTAGTCCTCCTCTGACTTTTGCCCGCTTAATTTGACCGAGCCTTCCTTCAACCTTCTATTGGTGAAGGTGTCCTTCGGCCACTCGATGTCGCCGGTGCTGCGAAAGCCTCCAGCGACGGGATGCTTGAGCAGTCTGCGCATGTCATCCGCAGTAAAGCCCTCTCCATCTGCCGGCTCCACGCGCACACCCTCAACCTTCCTCATGTCCTTCACTCTCTGGAGGCGAGCCTTTGCTCGCTGGCCAGGGGTGAGCACTTCAGTCTTGACATCAACCATGATCAACTCCTTCTCGCTGCCCTTAGCACATCCAGCATGTACTTAACCGAGACCTGCTGGCGCTGATCCATCTCGGTTTGAGTATCTCCCGCCTTAATCCCAGTGGTAACGTCGATCTCATCCAGCATGTCAGTGATGTCCGGATACCACTCGCTGCGGGTGAAGCAACTGACCTCGTACTGGAGTTCACCGATGGGCGTCTCGTTATTGAGCCCTGCGTTGCCAAACACGTGGCGCCTCGATCCCCTGGTGACGCTCTCTATGCCCACGCCCTCCGGGTTGTTATTGGTCAACACATTCATCAACTTTATATTCGTCCAAAGAGAGCTCATGATCTGGAGGTAGGCCGCGTCGATCCCATGCTCCAACGCATCCTGATCATTGTTGGCTTGAATTACCGAGAAGCCCACGCGACACGTGTGGTTGAATCGAATGCACCCGGCGTTGGCGTCCCCGTCGGGGACCATGACCTCATCCACGACGTAGACGCCGAGGAACGGCAGCAGATTGGCTTGCACCGGATGCATCTTGGTCTTGCGAAAATTATAGCCAGAGAAATATGAATTGGCCGTGACGACGTCATACATCGCGTCCCTGATGTCTACGGCGAAGCTCTGGGTCTCCGTTACAGCCATCACACGAGCGCCTTCAGCTCCAGAGTGACCTCGCCGCCCCCGTTGTGGAACACATTGGTTATCTCGAAGCCACCCTCCGCTGGCAGGCCTGAGATGGGCTCGGGGGGAATGTCTATGGTATCTCCCTGCACGGGCAGGACTGAGAACTCACTGGCCCTTATGTCCAAGATGGTCTGTTGGTCGGAGAAGATGCTGCCATCCTCGAGCATCACATTCAGGGTGCGGCTGTCATAGATGCCTCTGTTGCCTCCAGTAAACGAGTTGCCCAGCGTGGACGTAAAGTTCACCGGGCGACCAAACACGTCCTGGGTCTGCATATAAATGAGCGTGGAGAAGTTTACCGCCATGTCAGCTCCTTCGCCATCAACTCATCCATCCTCTTGACCAGCTTCTCATAGAGCTCGGGCCTCAGGATTGGTCTGTTCGTGCCGGATCTGACTACGCCGAGGCGCGGCCTGTTGGCCGTCTTGCGGGCTCTCAGGACGGCATTGATCTTCTTCTGGTCTCGTTCTGCTATCCTCGAGGTCGGCCAGATGTCCGTCTCTACAGTGTTCTCATCCGGCGTCTCTGTGTTTGGAAAGCGGCGCCGCATGTCCTCCGTCTGCCAATTGGTCAGCTCTTGGGCCATGTGCTTGGGAAACTCCTCGAGCTTCTTGGTCATCGCCTCAAGCCTGGCGATCAATCCACTCACGTCTAGGGATATGACCAGCATCAGACCTCAAGCCTCACATAGTGCATGAGCAGGCTGTTGGCCGCTCCGCCGATGATCCCCTGGATCGTAAGACCCTTGCCCTGCTGGGTGGCGTCAAAGTACATCACGCGGCTGTCCTTGTGGGATATGCTTCGTATCCCTATCACGGCCAGCCTGTTCATCAGGGCCTGACCCTCTCGCACCAGCAGGGCCGCCGCCTGCTTGAGTGCGGGCGGCGTCTCGTCAGGTAACAGATAGCCTCCCCAGTAGGTCACCTTGACCGGCTCATCATTGGTTGAGAGCAGCTCAATCTTTCCAGACTTCTCCTCGATCTCGTAGGTCGATGGGTCGAGCACGGATCCAGTTGGGCTCTCCACCGTTAGCGATGCGCTGAGGTCGAGGGGATAGTGGCTCAAGAACATTCGCGTCATCGTGTTGGTAGCGTCGTAGTTCACGCATCGCCAGATCTCGCTGACCTCCTCGTAGGCAAACACCCTGTTGCAGACGGTAGCGATCACGTCCGAGTATTGGGTTATGTACTCCTGGAGCACCTGGTCCTGGGTGGTGTCCGTAGGATGGATGCCGATCAAGACCTTCAGGTCAGCCAGCGAGATCAAGTCGTAGTTGTTTGCCGGAGTGAGAACCTTTATGACCCGATCAGCCACGTCCAGTCTCCTCATTGTATTGCTCGAAGAGCGATCGGATGCAGACCGGCTCGACCTCCATTCCGTTGGATAGAACTGGAGTGATCGTATAGGTCTGCCTGTCCAGCCTCCACGTCTTGATCACAGGCGCGTCCCTGCCAGGCGCTCCTGGACTACCATTCGGACCATGGTCGCCTCGGTCTCCCTTCGGTCCCGGCTTGCCAGGCTTGCCGTGAGATGCAATCAGCTGCCAGTTGTCTCCCGGACACGATCCTGGATCGTCACACTTGGCGATGAAGCTGGAGCCATTGAGCGCCACGATGTTCAACTGGTCATAGTGCCAGTCTTCGCGATAGGTCCCACACACGATCGGCACTGGAGCGTTGCGTCCACCGGCCGCGATGCATGTCCAGTCCTCATGCGGAGGGGCATGGACCGTGTCTCGCTTGGCCTGGTACGTGCTACCCTCGAGAGAAACCAGATCGCTCTGGTAGTTGACTTGGCCTCTTGCGAACGGCCTGACGTCCTTCAAGACCCCCGGCGCACCATCCTTGCCGGCCTGGCCGTCCTTGCCTGTGAGGCCTTGCTCGCCCTTCTCGCCTCTTTCGCCTTGTTGACCGCAATCGCCTTGTTCACCCTTCTCACCCTTTTCGCCATCCTTGCCTCCAATTCCATTCTCGCCTCGCTCACCACGCTCACCCTGGGGACCAGAATCACCCTTCTCGCCCCGCTCCCCCGATGGCCCGCCGGGACCAAGATCGCCAGCTGGACCGACATCTCCCCGGTCGCCCTTCTCACCCTGCTCGCCACGCTCGCCGTTGAGCCCATTCTCTCCGGGCTCTCCGTGGTCACCGGGGTCGCCCTTCTCGCCGACCTCGCCCTTTTCTCCACGCTCACCGCTCTGGCCAATCTCTCCGCGCTCGCCCTGTTCTCCGCGCTCACCCTGCTGTCCACGCCATCCCTGCTCTCCACGCTCGCCCTGCGTACCTCGCTCACCCTGGGGTCCTGGCTCACCTCGCTCTCCCTTTTCTCCCGGAGGACCAATTGGACCAGGTTCTCCGTCTCTCCCGTCCTTCAACTCGGCGAGCCTGGAGTTAATCCGCTCGTTCAAGGTAGCAACCTGGGTCTCGAGCTTGGCAATGATCGCGCCCGACTGGGCCTCCATCAGCCTGCAGTGACGCTCCCACTCCGCGTCCTTGCGATCGAGTATCTCGGCGAGGGCTATTCGCCACGCATCAAGCAGAGTTTCTTCGCCGCTGTCCAACTCGCTCAGTGAGGCGGAGAAGGTTTCTGACTTCCCGTTGGATATCATCATGGTTACCCTTCTCGGGTGGAGTAGGCTTGGCGTCCCCCGGAGGTGGCTTCGGCTCAGGACCAGCTGAGGGAGGAGCCGGAGGAGCCGCAGGGATCGCCCCAGCCGCACTCAACGGAACGACCTGTTGCTGCACCCTTGGCTCATCCCCAAACTTGACGTCCGGCAAACCCTCAGTGTTGCGGGCCTCATTGGGCGCTAAGATGCCACCCTGAACGCCCCTGGCCAGGGCGTCAATTCTTTCCTTCATGGCGGAACGCAGCAGCGCAGCGGTATCGAACTCCACATACTCATCCGGCTGGCCCTTGAGCTGGAAGAGCAGTCCAAACGCCTCTTCAACGTGGTTGAGGCAGAAGCCCAGGCCACTGGCAATCCAGCTCTGCATCAGGAGCTCAGAGCTTCCATAGGGAGCGCCGCCTATACCCAAGATCTGGAGCGGTACTCGAAAGGCCAGCGCGATGTGCTCATTAGTCAACTTCATCATCTCTGCGGTCGCGGCGTCCTTGCCTCCAACGGCCCACGGCTGGACCTTCAATCCCGCCGTCAGGATCGGCGTACCACCCTGGTGGATGCCCTGGACCTGCTCGTTCCATCTGTCTCGAAGGGCCTGGACCTGGTCCTTGTCCAACACGAGGTCGGTAGACAAGACGGCGGACGGCCTCGCCTCGTTCATATAGAACGACTGCTGTTGCTTCGAGATCGCTCCAGCGACCGCCATGTCTCCATAGGCCGCCAGGATCGGGCTCTCACCAACCAGAGGGTTTGGAAACCGGCGGTTCACGTGGAGCTTGATGTGGAGCACGTCGCGCATGGGCACGACGAGATACTCTTCCTTGAACCTCTTGGCCACTATGTCGTTTCCGGCCAACCAATAAAATACGTCTCCGGTCTCGGCCAGGCGGGGATAGGACATCTCCGGATGCATCGGATGGAGCTCATCGATCTCATAGCGATCGTTGCGGAGCGCCAGAGCGTACGCATTTCCGGTCAGATAGAGCTGGCGAACTATGTTCAGAAGGAAGTCACTGATCGATTGGTAATCGTTGGGATGTCTCAAAGTGCGGGCGAGTGCCGAGTTCTTCACCCGGTCTCGCCCGCCCTTAGTGTTCAGTCTCCAATGGTCCCCTGGACACATGGCGACCGTCTGGGCGTAGGCTGAGACACACGCCTCAACCATGGCCGAGCAGGTCGTCATGAACAGAGGATCGTAGCCCTGCTGCCACCAATTGATCCCCGCGCCCGAGGGCAACCAGCCTCCCGTGATGGGAAGATAGTATGGCCCAGGACGAAAGCCGCCCTCGACGGCCTTCAAGACGGACCTGAATTTGGCGATCAATCCGGCCATAAACTACTCAGACTTCGCGTGCTGCTGTCTGGTCGAGTATGGCCTCGCAGAGGAGGGACTGGCCTCAACGTGCCTGGTCTGGACGCTTGGATCAGGCCCGCTACCATCCTCTTCATGCTCGAGGATGTGCGCACCCAGGGCGGACATATTGAGCTCCTCCTGGGTGGGCGTCGGCTTGCCCTTCATGCGCTCGGCAAAGTCAGCCCGAGACTTCTCGGTGGCCTTCTGCTCCTCGGCGAGAACCTTCTTGGCGTTCTCGGTCGAGGCATCGTCTGCGTACTTCGTCATAGTATCCTCTCTTTCTGAATGGAAGTGGAGCGGTGGTTTCCTAAGCTAAACCACCGCTCCTGGGGCAGCGGGCTCTCGCCCTCCACGTCCACCACTTCCTTGCGGAAGCTCACCAAGTGACGCTCTGGGTCCAGGCCACCGTGCCAGCCCGGCGCTGCAGCCAGTTCAGAGGCAGCACCATTCTCAGGGCCAGCGAGTCGGTCTGGAACAGCGAGCGCTGCGGAGTCGCAACGACGCCCGGAGAGCCAGCGACCAGGTCGGTCGGACTGGTGTCCTCCATGTGCAGCGTGGCCTGGTCGCTCATCTCCATTCTCGGAGCGTCACCACCGACGACCACGAAGTCGGCCGCATCCACCAAGACCATCGTCTTTGCGGGAACGACCGCGGAGTCGATGAACGGGATGGTGGCCAGAGACCCTCCGCGGATCTCATCCCTGAACGGGAAGATGCCCGTATTGGCGGCTGAGAGCAGAGACGCGCGGAGCATGTCCGTCTGGTTGACCAGCCAGACCAGGTTGCGGACGTTGCCATAGGTCGCTGTACTGATCGCGTTGATCAGGCCAACGATGTCTCCAACCAGCGCCGCAATGCCGCCACCTGCGGTTGCCGTAGTGGCCGCCACGGCATTGAGCAGGCCGGCTGGCCTGATCGTGGTCGCAGGGTTCGCGTCGATCAACACCGTGTCGATCGCCACCGTGGTGTCCTGCTGGATGGCCTCTCGCAGGAGACCCTCAATCGCCGGGATGGAGTGCTCGTCCATCTCCTTGGTCCAAGTCGTAATGACCGCCATCTTCTTCGGAGTAAGCGTCTGGCTGGTGAACGCACCCTGCCTGACCGGGATGGCCAGACCCTCACCCACGAACGAGCCAGCCAGGCTGGGCGTGCGGGAGCGAGTTGGAATGATGATCTTTCCAGTCAGTCCGAAGCTCAGGCTCAGTCCTTTCGGCGCAAGCCGGGTGAGGATGCCCTTGGGCATCAGCAGCGGCATGAGCGGAGCGAACGTGGTCTGGACGAGCTCCTGGGCCCAGCCCGCTACGGTAGTCATGGCCGGGGCTGAGGCTGAACGGAGCACGATGTCAGCAATCAGCTTGACCGCGTCATCCTTGTACTCAGGATAGCGCGCGGCGATCTTGGCCAGAGTGTCCTCAAGGTTGCTGCCCCAGCCCTTGGAGAAGTAGGCCAGGGTGCCAGCCTTTACGAACAGATCGAGCGGATCGAACTCCTTCGTTCGGTTGTGGATCACCGTTGGTGCCTGCACCCGCTCGGTGCGCTCTCCGGTGGAGACAACGAGCGACCGTCCACCGCGGACGGTCTCCTGGACAGACCGCGCCAACAGCTTCTCACTGTCGACGAGGGTGTCGTGGGTCCGCTCAAGTTGGACGATGTCCTCCCTGAGCTTGCCGATGGCCTCCAGCTCAGTGCCGCTTACGTTGCTGTCATCCATCTTGTCGATATGGTCTTGAAGAACATCACGCTTGGAGGTAATTGCGGCCTCCAGGTCCATGATGCGTTGAGCGAGGCTAGACATTTGTCTGCCCTTTCCATTGCCACGATTATTCCTGGCGTGCCCGCCGTTGATCGCCTTCCTGATCGTACGGTCTCTTTTGCCTTGCCCGGCGAACACCATGTCGATCGTCTCAGACGAGATACCCAGGGACTTTGCTACGGCGAGTGCGTTTGGGTTTGCCGGTACGGCAACCACACTGGTCTCGATCAGTTCGCACTTGGTGTAGACGCTGCCCCAGTCAGTTCCTTCTCTGTCCTTTCGCTCCTTTGGTCTGAACCCAACGGAGACTGCGCGGAGGATGTCTGCGTCGATCAGTCTCCTGATCTCATCGATCCTCTGGCTGGTACCCTCCTTGGCCAGCTCGAGGTGACCGCGTAACTGCTTGTTCTCAATGCGGACGTTCGCCCACTTTCCAATCGGAAAAGTGCTGTTGTGGCCAAACAGCGCGATCGGGTTCTTCTTGAACTCCCGGAGGTCCCACCCGTCGGACATGATCACGTCATCCATCCGGTCCGGCGTCTCGTCCGAGAGGATGAACTCCATCCCGCTGACCTGCGAGGCGTGGGTCTTGTACTTCAGATCACTGGCCTTTCTGTCCTCCCAGAGCATCTGGCAGACGTCCTCGTTGCCGATCTCATCGACGCAGTCGGATATGAACTCATCCTGCTCGTCGTCCTCGTAGTCACCTGGGTCAGGCACCTGCTTGTCCTTGTTTCGCCAGATGTCCATGCAGATGGCCACGGCCTGGTCCTGCGGACGCTTGTCCGGACCGGTGCCAACCATCTCTGGCACGCACCTGGCCATGAAGTCACTCTGGCTCTCGCCCTTGTGGGGTTTGATTGGCATCGTATTGTCCTCCTCACTTTCGCATGAACGCCAGCCAAGAGCCCTCCACGGACTTGATCGGCCAGCCATCCGCGACTAGACGCTCGAGCGCCCTGGTCACCTCCACGGCTGGGTTGCCGTAGTCGTGCCAAACAATAATCCCACCCCGCCTGACCAGCTCCTCAGCCAGGTAGCTCTCGTGGGTCACGGCCTCATCGCTGTGGTCTCCGTCTATGAACACGGCGTCACACGGCTCGAGGTCATCTCCGCTCAGTCTGATCGACGGAGAGGTGAGCAGGAAGAAGCGAGGGTCATCCGCCGCATATGCCCCAGCCCTCTCCGGGACCTCGGAGAGTTGGCACGAGAGCGTAGTTATGTGGTCCGGACCCACGTCGACCCCAATGTACCGCTCCAGGGTCTCCACGCACTCCAGCACCCGCTTGGCCGTGATCCCAATGTTGCAGCCAAACTCAACCATGACTCTCGGCGAGACACTCCTGACCAGATCGACCAAGATTGAGGTCTCGCTGCCGTTGAGATACTTGCTGAAGTGACTCGCCTTGACCTGGGTTGGTTTTATCGAGACCTGGCTCAGCGCTGATCCAGTGCGCTGAGCCAGTCTCCGTCCACGACTTGGCGACACAATCTGACGTTGTCGTACCATCTCACACCCCACCTCCAGCTCGACCAGTACGATAGCAGTCCAGTTACTCTCGGGTGGCCGATCGCTCCAGCGAGGTGGAGCGCGGCCGTGTCTACGCTCACGATCTCATCCATGGCCGTCATCAACCCAGCGCAGTCGGCAAAGTCCTCAAACCTGTGGGGGATGACTCCGAGATCGGCCGCGAGCTCAGCACCCTGGGACTGAACGCTGTGCAGCTCTGCGTCTTGGCCCAGGGCTCGCGCGAGCAGGCCTAGCTCGATCTCTCTGGGGTAGTCTGCGTCGCAGGGCTTGCCCACTGACCACGCCAGGCCTATCCGCCTTCGCCTCTTCGACCCGAGCTCTATGTGCCACTTGTTGGTCAGGCGCATGGGCGGGCGGAGGTACGGCGCACCCAAGACGACGTCGTCTGGGGTGATGTTGAGTATGTAGAGCAGGTGGAGGATCGGAGCGAAGAAGTCGCAGTCAATTGGCTCCGCGACCACGATCCCACACTGCTCGGCCAATTTGCGCAGCTCGGGAGGCATGACCATGATCGTCTTGGGCATGTCCCGCACGTAGCGCATCATCATGATGCTGTCACCGAACCCGTGGGCGTGGAGCAAGAGCAATCGCTTTCCGGTCAGTGGCTCACCCTTCCACGGCCGCAGACCCAGCGAGAGCGCGTGCTCGACCTGGGGTCTCATGAACGGCCTGCTCTGCTCACACTCCCAGTACTCGTGGAGACCCTCGCGCCACCTTCCGGCGGACAGCAGGATCATGGCCCGATTGAACTTGGCCCTCAGCGTGGGTGCCGCCAACAGTGTCAGGTCCGCTTCCACGAGAGCGTCCGATAGCTCATTGCGCCTGTACAGCTCAACCATCCGGTTGAAGTGGAGGAGGTAGTCATCGATGTCGGTCTTGAGCTCATTGGTGACCCTCCTCCTGCCGATCGGTCTACCCTCATAAGACACGAGGGTAGACTCGGGCACGACCGCCCTGTGCCCGTTCTCGCCCCTGACCTCAAATACCTCTCCGCAGCCGGTCAGTCCCCTCCAGCCATAGGGCGTCTGCTCGCAGGAGACGATCGGATCCATGTCCGGCAGGTCATCGAAGAAGCCAGTCATCGCGCTACTTCCACGCTGGCGTGAGCCAGGCCACACCTCGCGCGTCTCGGAGCACCCAGGACACGGGCCACCTCAGCTTGAGCGCGATCGAGTCGCTCTGGAACAGGCTTCGCTCTGGACCGGTTGAGCCGAACGTGCCGGTTGGAACGGTGTCCATCAGCAGAGTGCCGGTGCTGGCCGTCTCTATGTCCGGGGTTGGACTGATCGCGGCCGCGAGTGCCTGCGGGGCGATCACGATGACGTCGGCGCCGACCGCGGGTGAGGCCACTGGGATGATCATCGCGTCGGTGCCCTCGGCCTTGAGGCTGCCGTACCGCCCGCTGGCGCTGGCCAGGCGACCGATTGAAGAGACGATGAAGAACGGCCCATTGCCTCCGACCTGGCCCACGCCGTTGAGCAGCGTGGCCATGTCCTCGAAGAAGGCGCCGAACGCGTCCGCGTTGCCACTGGCCGTGAGCGCCACGATCCCGTTGCGGATGCCCGCTGGCGCTGCGGGGGTGGCCACAGTGTTGCCGAACAGCACCGCGTCCAGGGCCAGACCCGCAGACCTGACCAGGGTGTCTCCGATGATCGCCTCTGCGTTCGAGCTCTCGACCATCTCCCGCGTGAGCACGGCTATCGAGGCCAGCTTGTGCGGGAGCAGCGTCTGGCCAGTGTCGGAGAACTGGCGGACTGGGATGGGGTCGCCCTCGGCGACGAACCCTCCATTGGCCGCCGAGGCCACGAACCCGGGCACGCCGAGGCTCCCGGCCCCATTCCACGTGAGCAGCAGGCTTCCACCCAGCACCCTCGCCCCAGACGAGGCGGCGCCGAGCGCCTGCATGACGTCTGCGGTCACCTTGTGGGCGAGCTCCATGGCCCACCCAGGGATCGTAGTCATCGCCGGGGCTGAGGCCGCCTTGACCACCGCGGCCAGCTCTCGGTCGCTGGGCCAGAGCTCGGCGACCACGGCCTCGAACCTGGACTTTCTCACCACGGCCACGGCCCTGGCCACCAGCATTCGCCGGAACAGGTTGCCCCGAGGCAGGTCGAGCGGGGGCTCGCTCTTTTTGAAGGTTTGTATGACCAGCTCGTTCATCGTGCGACTCCTATGCGATCAGGGTGTCCAGGTCGACGACCTTCTTCGGCTCCTTCACGGCGCCGGCGGACAGGGCCATGGCCATGGCCACGAGGGCGTCGATCCTGGACCGGTACTTGGTATTTGACTTGTCGAACTTGCGGCCGCCCGCCGGGTCCTTGACCACGACGGCGTTGTTGGCGCACCAGGTCAGCACGGGATTGAGCCCGTGGCGGATCTTCTCCTGGACGATCAGTCGCTCCACGCAGTCGACTGCTGGGGACATGTCCTTGTAGCCCTGCCCGTGCTCGACCAGCGGGACCCGGCAGCCGATCTGGTCGAGCTCCCGCTTGAGCTCGTGGATCCTCCACCGGTCGAACGCGAGGCCCTGGATCGGGTTGATCCCGTTGATCTCGGCGATCTTCCTCGCGACGGCCCGAGGGTCGGTGGCCACGCCGCTCCCGATGACCAGGCCCTGCCGCTCCCAGACCTCGTAGGGGACGCCGTCCTCCTCGCCCTTGTCCCTGAGGTTGCCCGGCACCCACACCCACGGCTTGACGTTCCAGTCCCCGCGCTCATCGAGGTAGGCGACCACCAGCGCCGTGAGGTCCCTCGTGCTGCCGATGTCCAATCCAGCCCAGACCCGCGCGCCCTGGGGGATGACCGGCTCCTGGCCGCAGGCCCGCCACGCACTCGGCTCCATGAACCTCGCCTCCGCGGCCACCCGCTGGTTCAGGATCAGGTTGCGGAACGCGTTCTCCTTCGTGGCCATTCTCTGGGCCTGGCCGGCCAGTCGCTTGACGTCCTCCCTCGACCTGAAGTCGCCCAGCGCGGGGTTGGCCAGCTCCCACGTGTCTTCGGACCACGGGTCAGCGTCCTCGGGCGCCGCATACAGGGTGAGCAGAAAGGAGTGGTCCTTGATCTCGCCGGCGTTCACCTTGATCCCATAGTCGATCAGGTGGGAGAGCGGGGCGTAGGAGTCGGCCGCCTGCGTGGAGATGACCAGCATCAGCGGCTCCTTGCGGGCACCCATCGCGCTGTCCATGGCGTCGTACAGCTCGCGAGAGTTGGCCTGGCCCAGCTCGTCGTACACGACGAAGCTCGGGGAGAGGCCCATCTTGGTCTTCGCCTCGGAGGTCAGGGTGTAGTAGATACTCCCGTTGTACACGTCGGTCATGCTCTTCGTGAAACTGGAGATGTTCACCCGGGCGCACAGCCACGGGTGGTGCATGACGATCGCCTCCATCTCGTTGTATATCTTGCCGGCCTGGAACCGATCGTTGGCGCAGGCGTACACCTCGCCGCGGCTCTCGGCCTCGGGACCACAGAGGTGGCAGAGCGCGAGCGCCGCAGCCAGCTGGGTCTTTCCATTCTTGCGGGCCATCGAGAGCACTGCGGTCCTGACCAACCGCAGGTCTCTCTGGTTGACCCGGTAGACCCTCCTGATGAACAGCTTCTGCCACGGTCTCAGGAGCAGCTTCTTCCCGGAGTCGGCGCCACTGGTGACCGTGAGGTCCTCGATGAACGCCATCACGCGCTCGGCGCGGGAGAGGCCAGGCTTGTCCCACGGGTTCACCCTCTGTGGGGGTGTGGACGCCTTCGGGATGGCGCCTATGCCTCTCCTGCCCATCGTCTATTTCGTCGGTGCCGGGTGGTCTACGTTCGGAGTGCCGACCACGACCCAGCCGGTGCTCTCGCTCCAGCCGAGGTGCCACTCGATCAGCTTCTGCCTCTCCTCGTCCGGCGTATCCGGCGGCAGGAAGATCGGTGGGGTCGGGAACGGCTGGTTTGCGCCGCCCCAGATCCCGAGCGGGGGAGGAGGAATCACAATCGGGTGGCTGGGCACTCCAGGCTCGACCGCGTCCGGAGGGATGACGATCGGGTGGGCTGGGTGGCCAGGCGAGGGCCAGATGCCCGGCGGCAAATAGATCGGGTGCTCAGGCTTGCCACCGCCAAGGCTGCCCGGAGGAATGACGATCGGGTGGCCGGGATACACCGGGAGATAGATCGGGTGGGTGGGCACGCCGGGGGCGATCGCGTCCGGAGGGATGATGATCGGATGCGATGGACCTCCGCCCGGAGCGATCGGGTGGGCTGGGTGGCCAGGCGAGGGCCAGATGCCCGGAGGAGGTCCGCCGGGAGCGATCGGGTGCGCCGGGTAGCCTGGCCCAGGCCAGACCTCTGGCGGGGGACCGCCAGGGGCGATCGGGTGGGTCGGCACATTGCCCGACGGCTCGTCGAGCAGCATGATGTAGGCCAGTGAACCTCTTGGCATGTTAAAACCTCCTGGTTTGGTCTATTGCCGGATTTCCGGCAATAGACTGTTGAACGAACGCCACCCCCTATGCAATACGCAGAAGAGGCCCGCCTGTTAAGACGAACCTCCTCTGAACCTAGACGGACCGAAAGCCAGGGGGTGAGGGGCCTCGGTCCAATCTTCGGTTAGGGCGTTACACGGGTGAACCCGATGCCAACACCGGCACCCACGTTATTGGATAGCGCACCGGAGGCCGCAGCGCCATTCCCGATGCTCAACGCACCGGACGCGGCATTGCTCTGGCCAGCCGAGGCACCGACCGCGGACGACAGGCTGCCCGCGGGCGAGTTTGCGGCGATCCCAGCACCGAGCGAGGTGTTGGTTCCAGTTGCGAGCGATCCGGCCGCGGCAGATCCAGTAGAGCCAGCAACCGTCGCCGTATTCACGTGACCAAAGTTAAATCCGGTGCCGACGGCCACGCTGGAGCCAGCAAGAGCTGGGCCAGACATGAGGGCGGCAGCGGCCACAGAGAGCAATAATTTACGCATAGGTCTCACCTTTGTTAGCTGCCCCGAGTGCTAGACTGGCCCGGGTGCGGCAGCGACCACCCGAGCGAGCTCGCTAAGACTTGGCTCCATCTGGTGCGGAGGGCTGCGCAGTCTTTTTCTTCGGGTGGTGGGTGTAGGCCCAGACCCGGCACTTCTGGCCGGGCTCGTCGTAGTCATTGCAGAGGCGGTCCCTTCCGGTCTTGCCGTCGACCAGCAGGATCGGTCCGCCGGAGTGGTTGAATGCCTGCCTGAAGTTGTCAGGCGGTGGCGGCGGAGCGGCCGCCGGGAATAATACGAAGCCCGCCGACTGGGGCGGTGGCGGCAGATAGACCACGCATATCTCGGGCATCGAGCGGTAGACGTCTGGCTGGAGGCAGAGCCTGGCGATGGCCGCCTTCTTCAGGCCGAAGCTCCAGAGCGTACGCGCATCCAGCCTCGCAGCGCAGCTTGGGTCTGGGATCGTTGTCCCAAACGTGGCCCCGGTCCCAACCACGCCAGCTCCCGCAGATACAGACCCAAGGCAGGTCTCCAGGCCCGCGGCCGCCAGACCCGGGGCGAACACGGTGGGCACGTTTTTTATGGTCTGGGTCCCGGTGTTGTTGACGGTCTGGACGGCTGGGGTGTTGGCGTTGACCGTGAGGCTAGAGGTGGACGATCCACCCTGGCCTCCCTGGCCAGAGATCGCGACGGCCTTGGCCGCCGAGGCGGAGCTAGACTTGGCTACCCCAACCCCGGTGGCCGTGGTGGTCTGGGCGATCGCCGGGGCCGTGGTCAGCGCCAGCGACAGCGATAGTGCGTAGACGAGAGGTCTCATGCTCAGTCCCCTTTTGTTTTCACGCCCCTTTTTAGTGGCGGGGACCTTAAACGCTTTGTGGCTTTTTGGCAGTAGCTTTTTGGCAACACTAAGGCAAAAAATTTCTCACGAGAGGAACTGCACGGGATTTTAATCACCGCCCGTGCTCGGTGAGGGGCAGACAAAGTTGGGTGTTCGCCCAACTCCTCCACGGTCCACCACTCCCTTGCGGGAGACGCTAATAGAATGCGAATGTGAGCAAGAGAACTACGATCACTAGCAGCGTAATGACAACCATAGCGGTCCTCCGGTCGTCATCCCAGGGCGTCTGCATTGTTTACCCACTGTCTCACCCCGAGATTTTGAGCCGACCTCACTGCCTCCCGTCAAACCAGGAGTTAAACCGAGAGGCAGGAGGCCGGGCCCACTGCCGAAGCCTCTCGGCCACGGAAGAAAAGAGCGGCGGGCGCTTGCAGTCGCCCCTACAGTTTGAAGTCCGTCTATTCGGACTGCCGCCAAGTTTAGGGAGGCCACCCCCTATGCAAGGCGTCCGCCCAGGAACCCAATGGAACCGATTAATCCGTGAATACTGGCTTACCTCACGGTCTGAAAGAAGAAAATTCTACTACGGTTCCCGAGCTCGGTAGAATGGGTCGCCGGATACCTCCAGAATTACGGATTACGGAACTCACTTAGCCGGGTTCCAAATCCGTAAACCGTGGTGTTCACTACGGAAATCCGTTGGCCCAAATCTGATTTGAAATATGTATAAATTCCCGCGCCGCCGCGGAACAATTCGTGGGGGGAATAACTTTCTCGGCAGCCCCCCCTCCCCGTAATTTCATTCCCCGCAGGAGAATAACATTCTCTACGGTTCCCGAGTTCCGTGAGGTATCGTATTATTCACCCGCTGGCTCGGCCAGTCCTGGCTCTCTCGTTCGAAGGATGGGCAGGATCGAGCGGCCAACCGTCCGCACCAAACTTCACATCGTAACCGCGCAGCTCTTGCAATCGCTTGCGTCTGTCATGGCAGTCGAAGCAGAGTGACTGGAGCTCACCTATCAGGAACGAGTTATAGTCTCCACGATGAGGTACTACGTGGTCGGCCACTCTGGCCGCAGAGACCTTCCCTGCGTCGGCACACTTCCTGCATAGCGGCTCTAGCCTGAGCTGGAGGGCTCTACGCTTCCACCACCTAGCGCTATGATACCACTCGTGATACTTGCCTTTCCGTGCTGCCATGCTTCGCACTCTGCCAAAACCACCAGCAGACTGATTAGACTAAGCGCGAGCGAACCGTAGGGCGGCTTGTATTGGTTCTTGATTGGCCGACTTATGCGGCTGCCAAGTCCGTCTCGCTATGCCAGACTGGTGTTTCTCCTCCAAAAAAGTTGGTTACGATCTTTACGCTGTTTCCGCGAAACTCATTGCACGTTCCGACGTGACCTCGCATCACTCCGGATAAGATCACGACCTTGCGACCAACGGTCAAGCGAGGCGCGACTTGGACGATCGGTGCGGGCACGAGACCCTCGCTCTCGCTGGAACGCATCTTGGAAATTTCCTCGTCTAGCCGATCACTGCTCGCCGGGCTCTCGCCTTCCATGACGACGCCGGTTATTCCGTCTACATCGAACAGGAAATAAAACACCCTGCTCCTCACGAACAGGTAGCAGGGATAAAGCGGTTTTACGATCCAGCGCTTGCGGTGAGAGCGGCGGTCTATGGTCTGCTGGGCGAACTTGGGCCAGTAGCTCTCGGTGTCCAGCCGGGCCAGGCGCGAGACAACCGTGCTCTCCACGTTGGCCATCACCCTAGCTACTATCCAAGCTGGCATCCTGGGGGAAGCTCCTTGAGCGAGGAGGTGAGGACTTGGCTTGGGGCGCGAGCATCCTCCAAACGAAAAAGTTTGTCCAGCTCTCAAGCGGAAGTGGCCTTGCCACACAAGATCCGATGGCTTTTTCATTTCCATTTTAGGGGCACTTTTCTAAAAGTTGCTTACTTAATTCCTTCTCTTTTTTTCCTATTCTCACACCAACTAAGAGAGCAAGGCCTAAAAAATGGAAATGGAAATGCCAGAAACATTAGAGAAACAGGAATGAATGAATAAACACTACTTTTTGTGGCAGCAAGCCTGACCCAAAGAGGGAACTAAAAAACCTCACGGATTAAAGGCCCTGTAATTCTAGTGCAAGCTTGCTCAAATCTATGATGCAAAGGTCCTTGGCATCGGCGCCAGCCCAGGTGATCTCATTAGGGTCTCTGGCTGCCAGCTCCTTAGAGGTGGAGATGACCCTGGCACCTAGCGAGCGCTTGTAGCCTGGGGCAGGCTTGCTCACTTTTTGCTTGCCCACATACAGACCCTCCTGCTCGGCGATCTTTCTGATGTACATCGGTCTCTCAGTCTTTTCGCTGGAGCGACCATTGTTGTAGACCTCGTCGATGGCCCGAACGCCGTCCTTATCGAACATGACGATCGGCAGGCCATCCTTGGCCGCGGTAGCCAACCTGTGCACCTCGGGTGACGCTGACTTCTCCAAGTGGCCGAGCTCGCCCTCGCCGTTGCTCTCGCAGGTCATCTTGCACCAGCGAAAGTCGTTGCGGATGAGCTCTTGCCCAACGCTGTCCGACTCCTCGACCATCTGGGTCTTGGTCGGTGTCCACGGGGCCTCGCTGCCGGCCACGACGTGGCCCCTGTCCCTGACGTAGTCCTTGGCCCACTGCTTGACCTTGCGGTAGCCGTCCTCCATGTCCAGCCAGTCGTGCAGCCTGATCCAGTACTCGTGCGACTGCTTGGACGAGCTCACCTGGGGGACGAACCACCTGCGGTCCGTGTTATCCAGCCTGAGCGCCCGCATGGAGTTGCTGCACGCGATGATGTGGACGTGGTTGTCGACGTAGTACTCGCTGACGAACTTCTTCTCAACTCTCAGCGTCTTGTCGGTGATCACCTCCTTCAGGCGGTTGTACGCGGCGGTGCTGTGGCCCTGGTAGATTTCGTTGACCACGACCAGCTGCTTCTCAGCCCACTCCGAGAACCTGCCCAGGATGCTGCTCTCACTGGTGGTGGCCACGTTGCTCCGGCCGAGCACCCTGGACACGATGTCGGACAGCGTGGTCTTGCCGACGCCCTGCATCTCCGAGATCAGCAATAATCCGTAGTTCATCTTGACGCCCGGCTTGGCCATCAGCGTGGCCAGCCACTGCTTGATGATCTCTCGCTCATAGTCGCTTGGAAACAACCTGTCGAGAAAGTCCGTGAACAGCGTGTAGTCCACGTGCTTGGCCTCCTTGGCAGTGTAGTCTCGCACACCGGACGGCTGGTAGACGTTCAGGCTCATCTCTCGCTCCTTGGAGAACAGGCCTGGCTTGGCCGCGGGATCGTAGATCACCTTGACGCCCTTGCCCTGCCACACCTTTCGCAGGTATCGCCCGGTGTAGTCCACGTCGGACCACGGGGCGACCACACTGTCGAACTGGCCTTGGTTGTGGTAGCAAAACTTAGTCAGCCTGGCGTGGCAGAAGAACTCTGGGTTGACTGTGTGGATCCACTCCTCGGCGAACTCCTTGGTCAGTGTGTGACCGGGTGCACCAGCCTTGCCTGCGGTCCGCTCCAGCCGCTTTGTGGCCCACGTGGCTGGCCACGCGTAATCCATCAGTGACGTCTCTACGGTCCCAGCCCTGGACACGAGCGCGGCCGGGATGGCGTCCGCGAGGTCCCACCCGGGCGGGAAGCGGTCGTCGAACTTGATCGCGAACATCCTGCCGCCGTACCTCCGCGAGAACACCTGGGCCGCGGCCTTGCCCACGCCGTCGTTGTCGGCCACGTAGTACAGGTCGCCCTCGATCTTCTCCCGCCTGAGCTCCTCGTAGTCGCAGCGGTGGATGGCCAGAGCGCCGCCGATCGCGCCCCAGTGCTCAAACAGGGCCAGCTCGTCGCTCCACGGGTGTCGCTTTCGCTCATCCCTCCGCTCAGGGTCGTTGACCAGCCCGTCTATGAAGTGTGCGGTCTTGGCGCCCTCGTGGACCATGAGGCTCGCCTTGTTGCGTCTCACCGGTGGCTTCCAGAACGGGAGCGCACCGTCCGGCTCCATTTGCCGCCAGATTGGTCGGCCACCCTTGACTACGAACATCGTCCATGGAACGTAGTACTTCTTCCCGTCGTCGGCCTGCCTGCGCTCCTGGCACATGACCACTTCCTTGCGAGCGAGGTCCCAGAAGGTGTACAAATTTCCGCTCACTTGCCCACTGTCTAACAGGTCTTGGATGTGGGCCTCGCTGGCCCGCACGCTCTTGGGAAACTCGACCTTGCCCAACTCCTTCTTGATCGCCTCAGCCTCCTCCTCGGTGGGCGCGTACTCCTCCGCGCTGCACTCAATCGAGAAGTCATTGGCGATCTTGACCAGGACCTTCTCCACGTAGTAGTGAGACCCGTGGTACTGCTTGATCATGAACCTGCGGAAGTTCAGCTGCTCGGCGCCGATCCGGTCGATGTATGCCCTCAGTGCGGGGAATTTGGCGTAGTGATACTCATACTCCATGGGATACTCCTCATGCGAGGGATTGATCGGTGATAAATCAGGAGGAGTTGGCTTGGCGCAAGCACTCAAGCACGAACCGCAGTGTTTAATGGGTGTGAACGCGGATCCACCCACGTGGAGCTTAGACACACTTTTCTCCGTGAGTAAACAAAATAATTCATATTTTTTTACCCGTTATGAAAAATTAGTGATAGGCTTCATTTCTTCACGAAACGCCTTCCCAGGGAGCTCGTCCATGGATATTCCATCATCGACCAGGAGGATGAGTGAGCTCGCGCGAGAACTGCGGGACCGCAACAGGGCGGTAGCGGACCTGGAGGACCGCCTGCGTGAGGAGAATGAGCGGATCAGGGCGATCACCCAGGGAGAGATGGTGGACGTGATGCACGAGATGGACGTGTCCAGGTTCGACATCCCAGCCGACGGCAATCTCCCTGCCATGTACTTCGAGATGGGCAACCACTACAACGCCAGCATATCATCCAAGTGGGAGGATGAGCGCAGGGAGGCGGCGTTCGGAGTGCTGCCCGACGAGCTCCTGAAGATCGAGGTGACCGCGCTGTTCGCCAAGGGCGAGGCCGAGATCGCCAGGGACCTAGCGGAGGAGCTCATGGTCGCCGGATACACAGTCACCATCAAGAAGTCGGTTCACTCATCCACGCTGAAGTCGTGGCTGCGTGAGCAGTTTGAGAATGGCCGCCAGCTGCCCGATCTGGACACGATCGGGGCCAGCATCTTCAACGAAGTCCAAGTCAAGGAGAAGCGAGCATGACCAAGGGACAAGTCGCGTCCAAGAGCGAGCGCCACCAGCAAGTTTTGACCGAGGACTACGCCGACAAGTACGCCGGCGAGGAGACCCACGTTGACCGCGAGCACACGATCACACCGCGGGCGACAATTTTACAGGGATTGTCACCCCAGGTGAAGCGGAACAACGTTGCGTACGTGGAGGGCGCCGCGCCGGGCATGATCTTCCTGTCCTCGTACCACGCCCCGCTGATCGACGGCGACGAGGGCATCGTGTTCCAGCCGTGCCTGTTCCAGACCATGTGGGAGGTCAGGACGCCGAAGGAGTCGGGCGCGATGAACTACATCGACGCGTTCCCGGAGGTCCAGGCCGGGTGGGAGGCCCACCGGGCCGAGAAGGGGTTCGTGTGGTACCGGACGCCCGAGGGCAACGTGGCCAACCTGATCCACATCCACATCGGGATCATCCACCTCAATCTCGAGCGGCTGGCGTACGCCGTACCCATGCACGGGACCGGAATGTTCATCTCGAAGCAGTTCAACGGGCTGGTAGGCTCTCGCCGCACGGACAGTGGCAAGCCGGCCGCCAGGTTCACGTTCACCTACCGCATGCGGGTCAAGTCCCAGACCAACGCGATGGGCGAGTGGGGCCAGTGGGCGATCAGTCCCGAGGGCAAGGCCACGAATGAGGAGCAGGACATGGCCCACGAGCTCGTGGCCGCGTTCAAGGAGAACCGGGCCAGCGTCGAGCGTGAGGCGCCGGGCGAGTACGCCGGCGACAACGGTGGTGGTGATGATGCCGCTATGTAAGGCGATGGTGGATTGCAGGGGGTGGCGCGTCAACATTCTCAGCGAGCGGTCGCTCGGCTATCGCCATTGGCGGTTCGGCCTCGTAAGGGTCGATAACTTTCGTGGCAGTGGTGATTGGTGGCTCGCATTCTACCGCGTTGGGAGATCGCCATGCCGCTGAACCGGGCCCACCTCGTGGTCAAGGTAGACGGCAAGCGACCAGTCTCAGTGGTGGTCATGGTGGCCCAGACCATGGTCGCCGAGGTGACCATCGAGGAGTTCAAGCGAATGTACTCTCAGATCGACAGAATGGAGGACCACCTGCATGACGAAGCTGGCGAAGTATGACGCTGCCAAAAGGGCATTAGCGGAAGCTAGAAAGGTGGATGAGGTTCTAGCCATAGAGAACGATGCCAAGAAGCTCGAAGCATATGCCAGACAGGCGAAGGACAAGGACCTCTTGGAGAACGCTGCAGAGATCAGGGCCCGAGCGGAGCGCAAGCTCGGACAGATGATGGCCGCCAGTCCTAAAGCTCCTCCAGGACCAAAAAGATCGGGTCCATCCATGGACCCGATTTCCTTAAAGCAAGCCGGCATTGGCAAACGTCTCGCTGATCGCGCCAGAACCGCAGCCAGGGATAGCGAAGAGACTTTCGAACGAGTGACGCTTCCCAAGGTGAAGGAGCGAGCGCGAAGGCAAATTGAACATCGTGAACCAGAGCTTCCAGATGCGCCAATCAATGTAAACCAATTCGCCTGCGTCCTGGCCGATAGGTTGATCGAACAAGTCAGATTGGCCACCTCAACTCGCGATCTCAATAAATTAATTGAACTGCGAGATGAGATTGGTCCGAGTGCGCTCAGTGAATTTCTCAACGCTGTTGATAGTTGTATAGAAGCGTTGGAGAGGTTGAAGGGAATGGTGGCATCTTCAAGGGACAACGTCGTAAGATTGAGGAGTTAAATATGGCGACCAAAGAAGAAATCAAATTGGCTAATCTAGCCGCAGAGGTCATAGCCGAGCTCTATCAAAATCCAGACAAGAACGGAACTAATCTCAAACAAATCACTGATCGCATGTACGAAAAGTACGATCCCAAGATGCTTCAAGAGCTGACGACAATCAAGGGACCTATTGCCGTGCTCAGTGATGGAATGATCACTCGCAATATAATTCGCTATCAATTAGATAGAAAACATGTCTGGGTGTTACCGCTCAAGGGGACTTTCCAGCGAGACTTTCCAGATTGGGTCAACAAACTCCCTACGATCGAAAAGCTCAACAAGAAATTGGCCGGGCGAGGCGCATCTAAATACGTCTGTGGAGGAGCGATGAAGTGCATAGGCTTCTTGTTCGTTGGACCTGAGCCAAATCGCGCCGCTGCTCAACATCTATTCAACATCTATTCTCGTGCGAGAAAAAAGTCAGCAAGCACGCATCAACAAGGTACTGAGAACATCCATGAGGCAGCGGAAAACCTGCTTCACTTCAAACCAAAAGAAATTGGAGGTGGACGCTCATGACGGAACTGAACAAGCGGATCGCTGACATTCCGATCCCCCAGAGGCTCGCTGGCTTCCCGCTCAGCGACGAGGGCTATCCGGTCCCGTACTTCGTGCCGTTCGTCAACGGCCAACCTGAGTTCCGAGCGATGGACCCAGAGAAGTTCACCCACGCGGTCAGAAGTCGCAAGTGCTGGCTGTGTGGGGGAACGCTAGGGAAATTTCTCACCTTCCCGATCGGGCCCATGTGCGCGATCACGCGGACCACGGCAGAGCCACCCTCCCACCTCGAGTGCTGCGAGTACGCGGTGCGGGCGTGCCCGTTCCTCAGCCAGCCGCGCATGAGACGCAACGAGAAGGACCTTCCTGACAACGCCGGAATGGCCGGCATTGGCATCAAGCGCAATCCAGGCGTCACGGTGTTGTGGACCACGCTGGGCTACAAGCTGTTCTCGGCTGGCAAGGGCTATCTGTTTCGGCTCGGAGACCCTGAGCACATTGAGGCCTACGCCCTGGGCCGGACGGCCACGACGGAGGAGCTGGCCCACAGCATCATCACTGGCTACCCTCAGCTCCAGGTCATTGCCACGCAAGATGGACCTGAGGCTGAGGACGAGCTGGCCAACTACTACGCGACCGGCCTGCGGGTGCTCGGGCTCCGGGCGGAGGACATGTACTCAATCGAGAGGGAGCTGGCCAATGAGGATCATTGGAGCGGGCATGGCGGGACTTCTGGCAGCGAGGATGCTCTCACGGCACAATCCGGTAGTCCTGGAGAAGTCTCCAGTCCTACCCCACAACCACAGCGCGGTCCTGAGGTTCTCGACCAACAGGGTGGCGGAGGTCCTGGGCATCCCGTTCAAGCGGGTCCAACTGGTCAAGACGGTGGTCCCCTGGCGCAACCCAGTGGCGGACGCCATGGCCTACTCGCGCAAGGTGCTCGGCGAGTATCGCTCGGATCGCAGCGTGTTGCTGCCGGAGCGATGGCAGTCTACCGAAAGATACATAGCGCCCGAGGACCTGATTGAGCGTATGGCTGAGGGAGTAGAAATTGAATTCGGTCACGAATATCAATTTCTACCCGACCAGCCCAAGGTCATCTCGACCATTCCGATGCCTACGCTGGCCAAGCTGATGGGCTACAAGAAGGAGCTCGGCTGGAAGTGGATCGATGGCAAGAACCTGGTCACCCGGGTCAAGGGCTGCGAGGCCTACGTCAGCATCATGGTCCCAGACCCCAACGTGCCGTTCTCCCGGGCTACCATCACGGGCGACCAACTTATTGTTGAATTGACCGGTGACGTCACCCAGCCCGAGAAGATCATCTACAAGGCCTGCGAGCTCCTGGGGATCACCGAGCGATGCAATGACGTCAAGCTCGTGGACCAGAGCTACGCCAAGATCGCCCCGATCGATGAGGATGAGCGACGAGCATTTATCCACTGGGCTAGTACTGTAACTGGCCGAGCCTATCAACTCGGACGCTTTGCGACTTGGAGACCTCGGCTATTGCTAGACGATCTTGTTCAAGATGTCCGCAAGATTGAGAGGTGGATTACGATGCCCAGTGGATACGAACAGGACCTCGAACTGGTTAAGGAAAGAGATGGATCATTATCCAGTTTATCACGGCGTTGATAAAAGTGGACGAGATTGGAAAGGAAGGTTCACACTGCTAGAATGAAGCGTTGGCATCGCAAAGAGAAATCTACAACCGACTCCAACTCTAACTCTATGAGGATATCATGACCGACTACGCCGAGCTACGAAAGCTGAGCATCGACGACCTGCTCAATCGTGCGATCGACCAAGGCAACGGCGCCAGCAGGCAGGAGATCAAGACCAGACAGATGGCCATCAAGCCATCCGTCAAGCTGGGTGACTTTCTGCTCTCCGAGCTGATGAAGTCCAGGGGAGTTGAGCGGGCCCAGCCGGTGGTGCCGGACGCCGGCAACGACCTCGCGGAGATCGACATCTCAGACGATCCCGATATGATCTGCGTGCTCGCCCGCAAGTGCCTGCGGGACGGGTTCACGGGCCAGGGCATGCGAGACGCTGACCGGGCCAAGTCGTACATCAAGATGGCCGCATCCAATCCTCGGGTCATGGATGAGCTACCCGAGAGCGGCACGGCGTTCTGGAAGTCGGCCTCGTTCAACTATCGGCTGTGGAAGTCGGAGAAGAAGTGATGGCCAGGAGCTACCTTTGCGTTGGGGGTCCGAAGGCAGGGCAGCGCGTGGCGGTCAGGGAGGGCGTGAGGATCATCAGGGTCCCGATCGCCCCCAAGATCGCCCACGCCGTCGATCCCAACACCGAGGACCAACTCAAGATAGAGGTGGTAGAGTATCGAGAGCAGACGCTCGTCGGTGACGAGCTGGCTGGAGGCTACGAGAGCGTGACCGTGTGGGCCCCGACCACCCAGGGCCCACGCCAGACACTCGAGCTGTTGTTGGAAGCGTATGAAAAAACCAGGAGAGAGCCATGAGAGTCACACTGATCGACTACACCGGAAAGTTCGCGCACGACCCGTGGTACGCCGCCGGCCTAATGATCTGGACCAAGCAGACCCGCACCCAGATGTCCGCTGGGGGTCTCCAAGAGATTTTGAAGAGAACTCCAGACGAGCTGGAGCAGGAGCTCAAGTACATGGCGGCCACGGTCCCATCGAGCTGGGAGTTCTGCGACTTCACCTTCCTGGTCGAGGGCGTCACCAGGGCGTTCACCCACCAGTTCGTGCGGACCCGCACTCTCTCGTTCGCCCAGCAGGCGATGCAGGTCCTCCGGGTGGACCAGGGCAATGGGTGGGACTACCTCGTCGGGGAGACGATCAAGACCGATCCTAGGGCGAGAGCAGTCTACAAGGAAGTTATGGAGACGATCGCGCTTGGCTATACGCAACTCGCAGACACACCAGGCATCCACACCGAAGACGCGCGGGGCGTCCTGCCGACCAACATCCTCACGAACATCGTGGCCAAGGGCAACCTTCGTGTATGGGCTGACCTCTTGAGAAAGAGGGCCAGCCCACGCAACCAGGGCGCCAAGCCGAGCAGCGAGGGCGAGTGGTCCGTAGTCCACCGAGAGATCAAGCGGCTGATGATCGAGGCCCTGCCGTGGACCGACCTGTTCCTCAACCGCACCGAGGACAGGGTGGCTGCGGACATGTACGCGATGCTCGAGCGGCTTCCGTCTGAGTTGAAGTCTCTGAAGACGGATCTCACGAAGGGCGTGGACCAGCTGCTGACCAACGTGGGAGAGGAGCGATGAAACCTCCAGCCCAATTTGTAAAGCTGATGATGATGACCACCAGCTCCCACGACCAGGAGGCCCTGACAGCCATCCGCAAGGCCAACGCCATACTCGCCTCAGCCAACGTGAACTGGGAGGAGTTCTTGAACGCGACGGAGGCCGCCAAGAGCGGTGATGGCTTCTCAAGCTACGGCAGCCAGTTCAGTCGCCAAACCAGCTTCACCGACTCCTCCGAGATCGATCCCTTGTTCGATGCTGCGTTCGCCAGGGTCAGCAAGGGGGCCAGCTTTCGCCACTTTCTAGACAGCGTCCACGATTGGTGGGAAACCAAGGGCTATCTCACCGAAA